ATGACGAACCTTTTAGGTCCTATAGGGAAAAAAACGTCCGGTTTTCGGGGTGTAGGGTGGAAACTGCAGAGAAAGGTAGTTCTAAAGAGAGATGGTTATAGGTGTGTAAAGTGCGGAGCAACCAAAGGGTTACAAGTTCATCATATTAAGAAGTGGGAAGGAGAGTCCGACAATTTTCTAGAGAACCTAATTACTATATGTTCTATATGCCATCACAAGCTACACGCCGAGGAGAAGCATCTGGAAGTAAGGAACAACCACGAAGCATATTTCTACTGATTTTTAGACATATGTTCTACTTTAGTTTGGCACACATTAACAACACTTTAAAACAGTGCTCATGGGTATGATCTTCCGGTGAAGAAGATGAATTGCCAGAAGTGTTCTCTAGAGTTAAAGGAATGTGGTTTAACGGACTGCAAATGCTTTAGGTGCTATAACCCCAATTGTGAACTATATGGAGAGAAGACAGATGTTAAAGCCGCCGTATAGAGAAGGAGATATAGGAAAAGTATTATCCGAGCGGGACGTAATAGTTAAGATAGATGTATCTATAACCCCTACTGGAAAGAAATTCGGACAATATCATCTAGCCAAGGAAACAGTACTGATATCTCCGCCGATAGGGGGATATGGAGAGTTAGTCGAAGTTCCGCATTATCAAGTCTTGCGAGAAGCTAGTCAAGAGGATATGTACAAATTGCCTTTAGTGACTCCTTCATACGATAGGTATAGGGCGTAATTTTTTGTTTATGGCATAGTCAAATTCCTTATACGTCGTCCTATTTGAGTCCAAGGAACTTGGCTATAGTGAGTAATTTCTTTCCAACGAGTTCTCCAAAGGTGCCCGGATCTGTGTTTCCAGTAATGGTTGAACTCCACGGGTTTCCAGCGGAACCTGCATCAGTAAGAGCTTTCCCGGTTGTTCCAGCAGTTAGGTGTCCAGACGTAAGTTCATTCCATATCGCATCTGCAATTGTGTCAAGATTTATAAGGTCAGTCTGAGTTATAGTAGTGCCGCCAGTTGTTCCGGATATGCTTCCAACTCCGCGAGCTATTATGCTACCTTGCGTATCTGTCGAGTCAACTATTAGCCTACCAGACGGAGAGTTGAAACTGACCGAAGTTCCAGCAGTTATCATATTGGTTAGTTTAATTCCTCCAGAGTAGTTCCAAATGCCGAGGCCCTCGCAGTCGTTCACTTCTATGACGGGCGTTCCGCTTCCAGGTACCCCATCTGTACAACTGTATAGGTTAGATTCTTCGCTGTTGTTAAGCTCTATTGTTCCGGCAAGAACGCAATTGTGAGCATCCAAAGTTATGTTGTAAAGTCCGCTACCCACAGTTCCTATTTGAGCGTTTGCAATTTCAACGCGCGAACCGTTTGAAAAAGTTCCTACAACGGTGCAATAATCAATTCTCCCACCAGCCATCAGACAATCGTCTATTGTTATTGTAGAATCTTCGTGTCCTTCGCCTTCTATGTGGTACCCAGATAGAGTGAGTTCTGAAAGCGTTGCGTTTCCTTTGAAAAAAAGATGAGTAAAGCCCCGTGATGCGGCCAAAGTTAAAGCCTTTGATGCGGTTTGTACTGGATAAGACGGAGTTCCAGCAGGGTAGTCGTCCGCGTCCACTCCGTTGACCGCATCTATTGTTATGCCTCCGCCGAAGCTGTCCAACTGAATTATCTTTGCCTGAACAAAGCGGGTAATATCCACAGAAGTTCCTGTAGATTCGTCAACTAAATCTCCTACGCCTGCGACAGTTATGTCTCCGCCAGTACAAGAAGAGTCAAGCGTAATAGTTCCTTCCGCAAGGCCGAAATAGACTTCCGAACCAGTTGTCAATGAATTTATTTGGAACATTCCTTTGGCCATAGTGAACGCTATGAATGTGTTTGTGTTCATAGTCAAAACGGACGTGGAATTTGGATACATAGGAACGCAGTCGTCAAAGTACGACTGGCCAAGGGATTCTACTGAATAGGGAGCCAGTTCAATGCTTTCGTAAGAGCCGCCCCTAACCCAGCCACAGAAATTGGTTATATCAAAAGTCCAGCAGTCTTCCAGAACATTCCAAAAGCCACCCATAACTCCGTAAAGGGACACTTTTCTGAATTCGGTGTTCTCCAAAGAAGCCCCAGATTCAAGAGTTACAACGTGCCAGTTGTTAGATTCGACTATTAGATTGTCCAAATCTGTTCCGGAAGGCACAGTTATGTCTGAAAGAAGATGCAATTTGGAAAGCCCGCGAGAATTTAAAATAGCTAAAGCGTCTGTTAGGTTGTCTACAGGGTCTTGTGGCGTTCCTTTAGGATAGGCCTGTCCGGTCGAGCCATTAACTGCATCTATCCAAACGGCTCCTTCGAAAGTAGAATATTGAATGGTATTAAAGTCCTGCAATGTGGCTGATGAAGAAGAAGTCAGCTTTATTTGCACATTTGGCGCAGGCATTATAGGGGATATTTCAGCCCCGTTTTCGTCAATTGCGACAAGATTTCCCCCAGTTATTGCGCATTGGTCGTTTGGGTATACTGCATAAGCATCTCCAGATGTCCACGCAATGGCAGTTCCCCCGTCAAGAACTTCATTCCTAAGCTGGGTTCCGGAAATAACCTCGGTAACTACACCCATAGATCCAGTATTGACATTGAACGCAGTACAGCCGCGATATATGCCATCTCCAGAGAAGTCTGCGGCGGAGTCAGTCAAAATAGTTCCTGTTGAGTTGGTTGTAGTAACTGTTCCGGTTGAAAGCGGATCTGGCCTCGCTTCGAACATTACTTGGGCGTTGTTTAGCTGCATAGTCCACCCAACAGAAACGCCTCCCCCAAGGGCTTGCCCGCCAGAAGTGTCTCTCAATTTAGGAAAGTTAATCCCCTCTTCGCTGTCTTCTATGTCCAGCAAAGTGTCTTGTAAATCCTCGATAGTTGCCTCTGTCAAAGGAGCCGGAATTTTTATTATTCGCGGCGACAAAGCCCAATTTACGGTAACTCCGGGGATGATTGCCATTTATTCTTTCACTGACGGACCCGTTCCAACAGAACCAACGCGCACCTTTATTACCATTTGCTCAACAGCTTCGCACCTATTTATTGCCGCAGCTATGGCCGTTCTAAGGGCCTCAATTTGATCGTCTTGGGCCCTCAATTTCTCTTCCATCATCTTAATTGCCTGTTCTACAGTCACGGTGTTCCGTTTATTCAAGTTGTTTATATGTTCTTCCATTTTTATCACTGATCCTCTATCATAAGTATGTTGGTGGAAAAGCCGTCAATTGCATCTATTGTTCCTACCACACTGGCTGTTTTGTAAAGAGTCCCAGACGTGGCTTTCCTAACCCGTCCAGTTATAGGTTGGTCGTCTGTTAATGACAGGGTGGCAGTCGCTTCCCCAACCGAGTCTGTAGTATCTGAAAGAGCAACAAAAGTGGCTTTTATCGTTCCTGTCGGATTGCTCCCAGGAGAACTGGACATTGTGTATGTATATGTATTCGCATCTGTCACTGTTGCGGTGAAAATTCCGTTGTTTGCAGCTAGACTTGCGCTCTTTATCTGCACTTTGTCGCCAGTTTCCAGCCCGTGGGCAGTATGAGACACAGTAGCAGTAGTGCCTGAGTTGGTTATTGTAACAGTTTCATCGCTCGGTTTTGGCCCCCCAGAATCAGCCAAGAGAAGAACTCTTGCGCCTTGGATGGCATCCAAAGTTTCAACATCATAGACGGCCACCGACACAGAACACGTGTCCAACGGATAAGTCACTGCTTGCGCCGCAGCATTTGCGTTGGTCAAGATATATAAATCAGTTAGGGCGTTTGTCGTGCTGGCGGTGTTGCAGGTTATTCTTATCTTTAAATAAAACCCGGTTGTTGCGGAAAAGGTTTCGCCCGAAAGGTTTGTTCCGTTGGCGGTTTTCCACGAACCGTTCCAACCGCTTCCAGTGTCTATTTGGTACTCTACAGTGTGGTTTGAGGTGTTCGTTCCGCTCAAGGTAGGAGAAGAGTTTTGGAACGAGTCTATTCCGAGTATCTTATATGGATACTCGTATATTATATAGTCGTTTAGGACTTGAATAGCGAGGCTTCCTGTGGAAGTAAATCCAGACGCCCCTGTGAAAGAAGTAGTTACTGTGTCTTGTTCCGAGGTGGGCTCGTTAAACGACAAGCCAAGGCGTCCGGCGGAAGTTGACGTATAAAGGTTGTAAAAAATGGTTCCATAGACGGAGGTAAATGCGGTGTATTGAGATGCGGCCATTAGATTCTTAATGTATCCGCGCAAAAAGACAAAGCCCGCCGTTCCAGAAGTTCCCAAAGCATCTCCAGAGTCTCCAGAGCAGTTTTCCACCAGCATGCCGTTGGTCGAGTTGACGCCGTTGGCAAAACGTGTCGCTAGTGAAGTGAAATAGACCCGTTTAAGCTCTATTGTGTCGTTGTTGCCTCCGTCTGAAAAAGCATACAGCATAGTGTTTGTAGAACCGCCGCTGAGGGGATAAGATAAAGTTCCGACGTTCTGCCATCTAACGTTGGTTGCCCCGAGACAGTAGAGAAAAGCGGCGTCATGATGGATGTTAGCTTGTGAAGACCACCAGTTACCCCCATCGCACTTGACATTCACGCAACCCGCACCAAAATAAAGAGCGCCCAATCCGACACCTGTGGCAGAAGCAGTTGTGTGATAACTATCTGCATAGCCATAGTTAGTAAGGTCAACATCGCTACACGCCAAAAAGTATAAATTGTGGCCAACTACTATTGGATCGGTGAATGTCAGTCTCCCGCAATATGCAAAGTATCCGGGGTATCCGCTCGCGGTCGTCCTAAACCCTCTATTTCCAAAGTGGCACTTGGTAAAGGTAAAGTCGTAGCAATAAGTCATGTTCGTACCATAGTCGTTGTTTCCGATGGTTCCTGAGCGGCCCCAGTTGCATTTAGTACAGGTGCCTCCGAAGAAATTGGAAGTTAGAACCATTGCGTTGCTGTCTGCGTGGGTATAGTTTCCTATCCCGACCTCGTTCATAATTACCTCTGTAGCACACTCAGTTATGGATATTTGGTCAAAGGTAGCGCAGTACTCGAGTTCGCAGGTATATGCCTGTGCTAGGGAAAAGTACCAATTTCCGTTTGTGTGCGACATTTCCACCCGGCCCGCTGAAGTGGTGGTAAAATCCGGCCGCGTTGCCAAGGTAGAGTTAGGAACTGTGTTTGATGCCCTGGCCGCAGTAGTACAACTGACTAGAAGAATGTTCGGAGTTCTGGTTTTACACCCCTTTACTGGCAAAGCCCCCATATCGGCGGATCCGTTATATCCTATTCTTAGTTGTCCAGAGCCTATTGTGTTGACGAATTGGCTTCTCCTGTCGAGTCCCATATGAGATGAGCCAAAATAAGTCGTTCCCTGGATTGCCGGCCAGATTTCGTATATGCCGCTGCCATTTATTCCGGCCATTGTGGCGGCGGGAGCCGTAGTTACTGCTGAATACGCAGAAACCCTCGCCCTAACAAAATATGCTGTTTTGTCCCTAATAGTTGTTTTTGCCCAATCTCCTGGCAGAGTCCACGTTACTGCTTGCCATCCAGTTGCCGCAGTAAAGCCGCTCGTTCCGTCAGAAACACCCGATAGTGCAGCCCAGGAAGAACCATTGTAATATTCCCAGGTTATTGTCCAAGTTCCGACTCCTTGAGTGCTGATCAATATTTGAAGTGTTGTGAAGGTGGCATCGTTGTAGCCAAAATAGTATGCATCGTTAACTGCCGGCGTTGATGGGAGAAGCGTAAGAGTTCCGGCCGTGGAGTTAGCGTTGCCAGTTTGGTCGGTGGTAGATCCGCCATCATCCGCTATTGCTCCTGTGAGAAAGCCATCCTCAATCCACACCCCTGCATAGTGAGTATTTGAGCCCCCGGCGTTTGGCAACTGAAGAGTTTGATTCCGAGTTCCTGTCGTGTCGGCCAAGTAGAACCAGTCTCCAATGCTCTGAAAAAGGGAAGTTCTCGATATTGTGCAGTCAGTTCCTTCGTCTCGCACTATTTCGAGCCAGCCAGTTGTCATTGCCGCATTAGTTGTGGCAGATATTCCAGTAAGAGATTCAGACGAGTTGAAAGTTCCGGACGTTGACTTGAACTTTATGAACCCCGACGCAGGCATAGCAGAACCTGCGGCAGTTGGGGCTGCCGAGATGGCCGAGTATACGCCCAAAAGCTCTCCGGTAACACCTGAGGTGTTGCCTGTTATTGTTGTTCCTAAAGTAGGAACGTTTCCCGATCCGCTAGTGTAAGAAATGCACTTTACATCGGTTGCGTCTATTAAAATAGTCCCGCCAGTGGCCACGTTGAGGGTTATGGCGCCAATAGTGCCTGTTCCCCAGCCAGCTCCGGTTGGGGCGTTTTTGTGCCAGCGGGTGTCTGTATTTATAGTCAAAACCGCCCCAGAGTTGACAGTAAAGGCTTCTCCTGCGCTTCTCGAGGCGCTATCGAAATCTTGCGATGTGCTTATTGTTGCCATTACTGTTCACCTATTGGGACCGAGGGGGCTTTCGCCCCCAAGGTCTTTTTACACGTCGGCAGTCCTAATTGCCGTAGCAGAACCTCCGGCAGATCCAAGAGTTCCAGTGGTTTCGAATGTCTTTATGGGCTCGTTGTCCCCAGCAGTTCCTCCGTCTCTTACGCGGATGAACAACGACCTATCAGATGAATAGACACTTGTAAAGCTGGCTGTTGCCGCTGATGCCAACTCGTCTATGTAACTGATATAGCAGTTGTTTCCAGCAGTTGCGTTGTCGCTTGAAAAGTCAGTGCTGGTTATGGTAAAGGTATCTCCCGAATACGAACTGTATGCAATCCGCTTGTAGATTCCGCTGTCGCACTCAACCCTAATTGTTCCGCTAGACGGTGTGTCGCTCGGAATAGCCGGACTGACTTGTATGGACGTCACGGCGGCACCAGAGTAGGTAGCGTCGGTTGTAAACTGATCCTCATCTAAAGCAGAACCATCCGCCGGCCCGACCAACACACGGTCTTCTCCAGATTCTAGGCCTCCCACAGTGAAAGTCACATAGTTTGGTGCTTGTCTTAGAGTGTTTGTAAGGTCGAATACCTTGTCGCTGGCCGAAAGGTCGGTGGCTTCAACTCCAAAGCCGTATGAACCAATCAAGGCTGAACCAGTGGACGCCCCGCAGAACGGATATGACAAAGTTCTTTCAGTAGCCGAACCGGTCGTAGTGCCTGTTGCGCTCGACGAAGTTCCCGTTATCAAAGTTCCAGTCGAAGGAGCAGATCCCGTCATAAGCTGTATCCACATCTTAGTAGATGCAGTTGTGCTGTCTATTGCCAAAAGTTTTCCAGTTCCGCCAGTCCACGACACATCTTCAACTGCTTGGAAAGTTCCGCTTCTAGGCGTGGTCATATCTAGCTCATGGGTAATGCCCCTAAAGAGTTCTCCCGACATTTCGTATACTTCGGGGGAGGTAAACGCCTTGAAGTACAAGTCAGCAGAACCTGCAGCAGTCCAAGAACCAGAGTACGATGCTTCGTTCCCGGCATGAGTTCCGGATGCGGCGCCCTCTATCTGTATGTAGTTAGATGCATCCCCTCCAGAGTAGTCAATCACCAAGAAATAGTTGGTAGATGCCGACATTTTGTACTGTGTACTAAAGCCAAGCTCATGTTCAGCATATGAAGTGGTCAATTTGGACACGTCAAGAGTATCCGAAGTAGCAAGAGCCGATCCTGTCGGAGTTCCAGAAGAACCAAACGTTCCTGTGTGCGCGTATAGCTTCAATGTTGCGTTGCCTGTTGGAGATCCCGTCTTTTTCAGTTTGACGCGCCCCCTAGTCAGATAACACGCAACCACCCCGACCGAGAAACTTTGACCTTGTGCTGTGATTGTTCCGTTCCCAACTGCGTAACTGGTTCCTGTGTCGGCAGTGTTATAATCTTCCTCAGTAGCTCGCCGGGTAAGCCATTTCATTCTTTCATAGAAGGTGTTGATAGAATATGTCGCGCGGTTCCATTCTGAATAGTAGTATTCGTCCGTGCTGTTGTTATCGACATCTATACCGTTATACCCTTCAGTGGTGTTAGTTATTGTTGTGTATCCTTTGATAGTTGAAGCTCCTGTCGCGTTGTTCAAGTCAGACGCATAAGTAAGCGCCATGACGTTATTGCCAGGAGACGTCCCGTTGATCTTGAACTCTGAATAGGTATATCCGAATTCACGAGTTTGTCCTATCAGCTTTCTGCCGTCAATATCCGTTCCGTTGTCCCTGACTTTGAGCATAAACCTATGTGAGATGCCGTTTGTTGCGTCCGCATTCAGCCCAGTTGTCCAGAAGTTTGGAGAAACTACGTTCCCGTTCTGTATTATGTTCAGATACATTCCCGCGTTAGCGAATACTAAAACTCCGTCCCAGCGGTCTTCTCCTAGGTTGCTGGACGTCCTAGATTGTTTTATGCTGCCGTCATATAGGTGCTGAGCCGCAACCCAGTCTATATTGTAGGGATATTTGAGCGTGATGATGTTGTCCGTTGAACGTTCCGACGCGGTTGCGTCCGTGATGTCCAAAATGTCGTTCCCGCTTGCCGCCGCATCGTCCATAAGGTCGCCTAGCCACCTGTGGAGTGCTATGACGGTGTAGTTTGTACCGCTTCCAGTATATCTAATGTCTCCGTTTGCCGCAACAGAGAAGTCGTCTGCTATTGCCATTTTGTTTTTTCCTCAGTTTCTTTTTTACTATGCTCCTATTTAGTGACTAGAACGCACTAGCGTACTCCCCATACACTAACGTGGTGTCTTTAACTACCCACGCATCGTCATATGATGTCACAGTAGGATTATTAAGTACAGATGCATAACTTATAACAACTCCGGTAGTTTCATCTATTTTCATTATCATCCAATTTTCGTCTTTATCTTGCTTTCCCACATACGTTATGGGGCTAGCAGAGTCATCTACATCCATAGTATTGTAAGTAGCCATTAAATCTCCACTTCCAGCTTGATTTACCCACTCTCCATTAGAGAATGTGAGGACATCTCCATTTGAGGGGGATATTACAGTTACATTGCCAGCGACTTGGTCTAGATCATTAACTAAATTAACGTTTCCTGTCTGAGGATCTATTTTTGGCCTCATGGAGATACTGTCCACCTCGAGACTTGAGTTAGGTTAGAACCAGTATATGTATAGTCTCTATAGACCGTCTTGATCGCACCAGTTTCAGTTATTATGACCATTGTTTCTTTAGACAGCAAAGTTCCTGTGTATTGATAATCTTTCTGTCCTTCGTGGCCATCTATCTGTTCATATTCTGCCCCATTCCACGCAATTAGCCTAATAAACCGGCTATCTTGGAAAGAAACAGTTTTTAGGGCTTCGAGTTTAGGGTCTATAATCTTCGACAAAACTCGTTCTATTTCGTACTGTTTGCCGTTAACAACAACTGGCCTAAACAGCACCCCCATTGTTCCTATCGTTCTCCTGTACAGTTAATAGTCATTATTCCCGCCTAGAACGTCTCCTAGGAAGGTGGCACGTCTGCCAGATTCTACCTATATGTATTACAGATAGGGTTTTTCCTTATAAATGTTGCTAAATGGACACTTCCTATTTTAGCTATCTATTTGTATGACAAGAATTTAGGAGTTATCTCTTCTATTCGTCCCTTCTTATCAGTCTTTAGAGAAATAAGCCACCCGCCTATTTCACTGCCAGATCCCATTCTAGAACTGAAACTGTTGGGTTCTTGCCACCCTCCAACCAATAAAGAATCTACTCCGTCGTGGTGAGAATAGTTCCTGTTGTGTGTATGTCCCATTCCGTAAATATCCGCGCGTTTTTTTGGAGGTATATTTCTGACATACTTTTGCTGAGAGTATCCTATCGTGTACGGGACTCCACCAGCAAGATGAACCAAGTCCAACAAAGTAGGTGAATTAATAGACCCAAGATTAACCCTAGCATAGTTAGGCGCACCAAGATATTCAATATCATCCCTTTTCACCAGTTTACCCATATCCACCCCCACCTTCTGAAACGCCTTTTCTTCGTGGTTTCCGGTTATGAAGTGAGTTTGTATATTTCCCGCCAGAGGATAATTCTCTTCTACATATTTGGCCTGATCCTCGACGGATACTGCGTATTGAGTATATGCCTGTCCAGGGAAGACTAAAACCCCGTCCATCATATCCCCAGCGTGGAAAGCGTGTTCTACTCCCTCGGCCTTTAGTTGTTTGTAGAATGCATCCAGGGCAGCTTCATTAGTATACTTAGAAGCGAGATGGGTATCTCCAAGAAGTCCGAATACCATAAGTCCACTAGGTGTCCTAGTTATAGGTATCTGGTGGACTACTTCTCCACTAAATAGTCTAACCCCTTTTCTGCGATCTTTTTCTATCGCGGCGTTGAGCTTTTCATAGTCAGTAGTGTCAGAGTCTCCCATACATTATTCAACTAAAAACTAGATTAAAAAGTCTCTGAAAGTAATACAATAAACTGACTCAAATAAAAATGTACTCTAAAAAGAAAAATAAGAGGCCGCCAGACCCCCCTCTGACGGCCCCTGCTGCTTAAACCTTTACTTCTGTCCCAGATAGCGGACTTTGCTTATACTTGGCAAGAACTTCAGCGGCCCTTGAAGTATCCATAGCGTCCCACCCAGCAACTACAATAGCGCTCTTGGAGCCACCAAAAGCACCATCTATCCAGAAGAGTTTGGCCCCTTCTGAGTAAGTACTCCTATCCGCATACTTGCTTCCAAGTTGTTTAACTAGCATATTGACAGACGGACCGCCAACCAGAATGAAATTCTGATTAAGATCTGTCACATCTGTGTCTAGTGTCGCAACAGGAATGTATGGTGCGGTAGTTGTAACTGCAGCCGTAGCTGTAACCACTGGCTTGGATATACTGACAGTGATTTTGTTCTGTTCAGAAGGCACATCTAACACAACTTCGCCGTTGTCTAGGCTTTCCTCTGGATTGTGCAGTTTTGCTCCATAAACAGACCAGAACTCATAGTCCTTGTCCCCAACCAGCTGAGTGTTGTACACTATGTCAGACGGCTGGGATGTCGCTCCCCTACCCTGACCAATCTTGTCGAAACCAGTGCCCGGAACGTCGGTAACGCTAACCTCGAAAGGTGCATCTCCGATATACCCAGAGCCGTCTCCATCGACATAGATTTTCAGCTTGTCACCTGCTTTATATGTGACCTTGACACTTGTAGTTCCAGCATAGTTGAGCTCAACGAGCTCCGCCTCGCTAGATGTAGATATTGCCTGACACTTAAATTCGTCGCCAGACAAAGTGTGGTATGAAACAACTGTTATGCCAGCCGAGGGGGAGTAAAGATACGCATCCTTAACATCTACACCATCAACTTGAGCGGTATACGCAGTTGGCCAGGTAACTACCAAGGCTTCTTTAGTCTCAGAAATAGGCGTAACTCCGCAAGACGAGAATACTCTCTGCGAGTCAGACTGCCTTATCTTGAGTCCTTTGAAGTACCCAGAATCCTTTACGGTATACCCTACATTGTACAGCTTAAATCCATCAAAAAGGCCTGAAAGCGAAGACCCTGCCCCTAAACTAGCGGCACTTTCTGGATTGTATTGAACTGTAAAGGAGTGCAAACCATCTACATCACTATCGACATCCTTGAGAGTCCAGCTGTCATCTCCAAGGAACTTGTCATTTGCACTGACTGTCTTGGATAGTTTAGACCCGACGTATATCGTGGCAAACTGCATAGCGTCGCTAGACCTAAAGACATCAACTGCCTTTATAGCAATACCCGCAATAGTCTTTTCAACACCGGCGTTAAGAACGGCGGTATCCGATAATCCATCCTTGGTAACTGTCACGTAAACCTTGTCGCTAGTTACATCTATCCCTTTAAATGTAACTGTGGCTCCAGAGTCTACGTCAGAGAATGTCGGATTGTCGAGACTAACTGAGTGCTTTGATCCTGTTGATAGAACTAAGGCACCACTACCAGAATACCCCTTTAAAGTGACATCTTTTCCAAAGACATCAAAGGAGATCTCACCCTTTTCCTGTTTATATGGTTCATCAAAGACCATTTTAAACTCAACGGAGTCAGACGGAGCATACACTTTGAACTTGCCTTTATCGGGAGAATCTATGCCCCTATCCACCTTAACACTGACGAGGTATATTTCCTGGTGAGCCTTTATGCTATCGGAGCTATCCTTGTACTTTAGTTCATAGTCACCTGAATAGTCGTGCAAAATTGACAACTTCGAGCTCCTAATAGGTGTGACAAACCCAGGAGCAGATGCTACATATCCGCCGAAAGGAACGTCTCCTTTAACTTCTTCAAAGACTGCCGGAGCTGCCGCAATAGGCGCATTTATGGCCTGTCCAAGGGCCGCAGCTATACCAATGGCTCCAACCACATCAGCAGATGCGGCATTAGCCCCTACCACTATCTTGCCGTCGAACCCTCCGTTCTTGACGAAAGGTGCGGGGAAGGTAGTGAAATCTCCAGCAAAAGCTGCACCAGCCACGGTTGCACCGAGCATTGCTACTCCGACTGCACCGGTCGCTACAACTTTAGCTACTTTACTCATCTTGTTCATTTCTGTTTTCTCCTTACTTTTTTATATTGAGCACTATAGGTATCCATTCATATTTGTCGGACATCCACCCTATTGCTCAGGAGCCTTTTCCTCTGGTTTAACCTCTGCAGGTGCCGGAGTTACAGGCTCTTCTTTCTTAACCTTGAAGAAAAAGTCCTTTAGACTAAAAAGTGCTTTGCCTGCCTTGTCCAAGAACCCTTCAAGATTGAGCTTGACTTTTATAAACTTCCAGGTTTCGTTAGCAACATAGTTTACAGATCCGCTAGCCATTGCCTGGACGACTATGCCCTCTACTCCTGTATAGGGTAGTCCTACAACGGTTGCGGCAACTGGATAAACAAGTCCAGACCCCAAGGCTATAATTCCTAACGGAGCGAACTTGTTAAAATCCCATTCTTCAGGATCTATCTCATCATCCAAGTCCTTATCTACTTGCTTTTTATATTCTTTCCACGCATATCCAAGAGCTACCGCTTCAGATACTAAAATGCTTTTACCTAAGGTAAGTATCGGTAACATATCCATACTTCTGTTCCCTATCCTATTCCTTATAACACTTCTCTAGCTTTGTCCCACATTTGGGCCATTATATTTACTTCCACAAGAATGACATAGTATCTATTTTGGCTCCGTTGGCCCCAAACGATACTCTGAGAACGATCTGATTTCCATATCCAGATATACTAAATGCCGTGTTATTCTGAACGGTTGTAAAGGTAGCTCCCGCGTCTAGGGAATATTCTAAAGTAGCAGATCCTAGACCCTCGCCTTTTAGAAGGAAGACTCCATCTGTAGGCGTATTAGCTACATATTTAGCCGTGGTTTGTAAACTAGCCGAAGAAGATGAGCTAGTAACTGCTCCAGATGCAATAGCGCAATCTATAAGAGTTTGTATATCCGTACTGTCGTTAAATGGAAAGGTCCACGAATAATTCATATCGTTGGCGTTATAAGAAGACGTAGCAGTTCTAATGGCGGTATCGTGTAGTTTGATAAAGCTAGATAACCTACGAATCTCCTTTTGCACAGTTACAGTTGTAGTTATTCCTGGAATAGTGCGAAGGTCATACATTATCTTATTAGCGATATAGGAACCATCTACACCATCATATGGGGAGTATATGTTTATCTTCTGCCCTGGTTTTAGTGTTTCTGCGCCCATTCCCTGGACTTCTCCGACTTCTGGAGCATCTTTGCGGAGTAATACTTCTGCTAGCGCTCGCTCATCAGCAGCTAACTGAGTAGATATTGTAGTATCTTTTATACTTAGTTCTTTTTCTCCGTACTCATTTATAGACGCCTGGTCTTCATAGTATCCAAGTATGGGAACTCCATCATCTACAGTGCCGCTAACTCTGACTTTATTGACCACTTGCGAAGTATCGGGCCCAAAGCCAGAAACATAGAAAATGTTTTGCTCGCTTACGAAAGCATCGTCAGTGTTCTCAACAGAACCAGTGACGTAGGATATTGCCTCCTTTCCGGGGGTAAAATATAAGGAATGCCCTATCTTATCCAACACCTGAGAAATGGCGTCTAGGATGGGAGTATCTTCAAACTCTATACTTATTGTAGTTCCGGGCGTAGTTGTTATTCCGCTAGTTCCAAACTCACTGGTTTTGTATGTTAATAAGTCAATCAATATATCAGATCCAAGTTCCTCGTAATATGACTTGGTTATTTTAGTATCTTGGTATACTACTTCGTGAGACCTAGCCAGAAGTTTGATTTCTAAGGTATCTGCAGATGTCTTTCCGGGGTAATCTATATGTCCTTCAAAGACAAGAACCGTAGGGTCTACAGCCCGCTCAATGTATATAGATAGGACCTCCCCCCCGGTTAGTTTGTCGCTATACGTGCCGTCTGAGTTGTTGATTACCCCAGAGAAAGTGGATATATTTGGTGGACCGACTAGAGTAACTGTCCCTTCATCCAAGTCATCTGATATATCTAAAACTGTTGAGTCTTTTAGAGTTATAGTTGCTTTGTATTCTGGGTCGTTGTCATAGGGAATCCAAATAACAATTTCAGAATCGTCGCGCTCAACTGCAGAGTCTGCCATCTAGGATGCCCCCACACACCCTTCACAAAGAACTGACCATTTGTATGAGTTGGTTAGTATCCTAGGGTCGCAGCTAACTATATCTAGCCACACCCAACCAGTTCCATTGTACGTGGTATTTGCCTTTGTTAAGTACTGCTTCGTTGTATTGGAGATCCTCCCGTTACTCTTCGAGCTGGAGTTTGATATGGTGAAGTTATAGCACGAATTGGGGGTAGATGCAAGGCTTTGGTATATATAGAATGGATGGTCAACAACAGAGTCAAAAGTTACTATTGGTTGTGTGTCATTCTGTCCAGTGGGCGTTATGTTAGCTTGGGTGCGAGACTTGGGAACAAATCCCATACGAGATATATACTGAGGATATATTGTGCTGAAATTGCTGTAGTATATGCTGGCAGTAACGTTCACGTCGGCTCCGCTAGTATTTGCTATGATCGTCAAATTCTTCGGTCCTAGGTAGTTTATCATCAGCCCGTCTACTTGGGTTCCATTGGTCGAATTATATATCGGTATAGTTAAGGTACTGTTAGTTAATAGTAAGTTCTCAATGGTTGTAGTATTAAGTGATATTGGATTAACTGTATATGTAAAGTTGATGTTGTTTATTTCCACTATGCCAGGAAGGTCAGATGAAACAGCGAAACTTACAGGGCACGACGGGTTACTACACGTAGAAGACAGCGCCTGAACATCTGCATTTGGAACAACTACTTCGCTGGTAGCATTGAATGTTCCAGAATAACTCCACAAAGGAGATGTAGAACTTCCTATATAAACCTTCGGATTGCTAACTAAAGATGTATAATTGAAAACCAACGTATAATTGTATAACTTCGATGTATATTCTGGAATAGTTGTGTTGAACGTAGCCATAAGGCGCCCGTGCATACCAGTGGATCCAGTGATATTTATCGTCTGATTTGGTCTGATAGAGTACCAAGATGCTCCGTTATTTGGGCTGAAGAAGTAAGTTATATTGTCTCCCCAAGGTAGTGACTCATTAACTTCCAAATAAACATTTGTAAAATTAAACCTAGGAGAAAGTATGCTGCTGGAAACATATGTCCTAACATCTGCTCCTATGTATTGTTTGTTTGTCTGGGCAAACTGGCTGGCCTCTCCAGGGTGTCTAGCATATTCTACATAGTTACGTGATGCATTTAAGTTAGTTATGTTTTTAATCATGATTTCAGATGATGCAGAACCGGATCCTACTCTAGTGCAAGATACACAGCTGCTTTTTGAAGTGGTGTTAAATATAAACTTAGTCTGACTAGCACTAACGTAATTCGCAGAGGATACCCAAGTAAAGGTCACGTCATCTGTGTTATAATCACACTCGGTTAGCTGTCCGGGTGGCCCACAGTACACATCTTGGTATCGAGATATCGAATATATCGAATCCCACGCCGCCGTCGCCCAGTTATACGCATATATGTGCATATCATGTTGTCCATAGTAAGCCCAGCAAGTGCGTGCGTTGTAGGTTAAATTGAAGAAGTAGTAATCTCCGCTCAAAGCAGAACCGTGCTTTATTTCTCCAGATGAATATGTTTCTCCCCAAGCACCCTTTTCTGACCAGGCCTCAGCAGCTATTCTAGCAGCACTAACGTTATCGTTATCAACTGCGGAGTCTCCTGGAGATGCATAATAATATCCTCCATAGAGCCCCCCCGACCATGAAGTTATTGGATTTTCGGCCCATATATAGGTCCAAGATGCATCGACAGTACCATTCTGTTTTGCTTCGCCAGCGGTAGTGTTGCACGTTGTCTGAGACGATGTTTTAGTTCCATCTATGGTGTCATTGCCAACTTCTGATGTAGTGATATTCCAGCCAGTTATATTGAATTTGGCGGACGAGATGATGCCCTGTTTAGATATTGGGACATTAAAAGATCCACTAGATCCAGCAGAGCCCACTGACAACGTTATATTGGTATCGTTGCTTCCGGTTGATTCTCTGCTTTGTCGTACATTTGTTCCTTCGAGGTATCCTGGCAAGGATACATCTATATTTCCATTGCTTCCCAGAAATACTTGAGTATCTAGCGGATACGACCCTAATACGGGAAACGCTGTTAGGTTCATAACTGCGCTAGTTACTTTAACTGGAGCAGACTGGCTTAGGTTATTTTGAACGAGGGCAACTGAGAATCCGCCTACAAATCTATTCCAGTACATAGATTCTTCATATATTAAAGAACCATAGGGGTCTCCCATATACGTCCATCCAGACCCGTTGTAACAGTACAGGTAGTTGTGCATAGGCGCAACACCAGTTTGAATTATGCCTATTTTCACCGGAGACTGAGATAAACACGAACCATTCACTGAATAGTTTGCGTCATTGACTTCGCTCTTATACCTCCATAAAGACGCATTGTTTAAGTCTATGCCGACCGGGGAATAATAAGATATATTGGTTATGCAAGTAGTATATGCCCCGCATGCAGCTGGGGTTGAATAATCTCCATCAAAGAAAGCAGCATGCGATATTAGATAATCTACAGAATAACTACCATTAGTTGTGCCTCCACAGATACCTGAATTAGTTAAATTTTCTTGGAGACATATTGGGCTAACTACATTAGTTAAATTAAAAGAGGTTGAATTGCTACCAACCGGCCTATATTCGTTGCTTATAGCAGACCAAACATATGAAGTTTTATTTTCGGTGCAATTCTTTGTTCCTGGTGAGTAGTAATCTGGGAAGTTAAGGCACACCATATTTCCACAAGATACTGCCTCTGTTAAAGACGTAGTATTGTATTCATACTTGCCAGTGCTTGTTCCATTGAAGAATATTTGAAGGTTTGAAGATTGCGTTAAGGTTCTAATATCGGTTTGGTTGAATTGAGATGCATTGTCATAGGTAGTTGCATAGTACCACTCATTGGTGCAGTTTGTAGTTGAGTAGTTAAGCGACCACAGACATTCAGTTTGATTGGCGCAGTCATATGTGGCGTTGTAGAATGAGGAAACAAAAGATATATTAGTTACTCCATAGTCGTCGGTGGCATTTATAGTGAAGTTGTTTGTTCCTGGAGTTGTGGCTGATGCAGACGGACTTGTTACGTTTACAAAGGGAATAGTATCCACAGTAAAGTAGTAAACTGGCGTATTGTTAGTCCAAGCACACCTATCTTCCAAAGTAGCATACACTCGATAGTACCCGGAGGTTAGGTCAGATATATCTGCAGTACAATACCCCCCAGTCGAAGTATTGTATAATACCCCCGGACGGATAGTGTCATTTACATAGTACGTACAAGACCACAGAGCCAAATCTGCTCCAGATACATTAAGAAGCTGCGACGTAGGAACCACGCTGTTGTTGGATGCTGGATATATCCACGAAGTAACTGGTTCAGATGATCCGACGGGGCCATCAAAGTATACTGTTATGTTGTGAACAAAACTTAGGTTTCCATTCCCAGCATTGTCATAGGGAGCGGCACTCATTCTGTATATTCCATATGTTCCTTGCGAGTCTCCATAGTACGTGCCTGTTGAAGTTCCTATGATTTTCCACGTGGAGTCCAACCCGTTCCACGACCAGTTGGAGTATATGTCATACCTACTAATGCCACTTCCTCCAGCATTATCTGATCCATATGTATACACAATATCTGTTAGGTGCTGGTTTACGCAATTCCGCCCGCTTCCATCCATAAATTCTATACCAGTGAAGATCGGTTCAATAGTGTCCTTTCCAAAGGTATTATTCGAGGTGGTGGTGCATTGATCTAATATGTCACACGCCTGCCCAAAGTACCAATAGTATCCATCAGTAGGTACAACTATCGAGAAGCTAGTATTAGTGTCGTTATACGGACTAGAATTAGTGACTGAAGTATACCCACTGATGTTAGAGAAAAAAGTAACGTTCTTTAGAGATAAGTCATCTGCCGCATAAATCTTAAAGACATATGGAGATGTATTAGAATATGTAAGGCCGCTTGGATATATTGTGGCTGTTGGATCTCCAGTATCAAAGTAAAGCGTTCTGTTGACTCCAAATGACGAATTGGTGTTGTTAAACGTATCATTAACAGATGCAGACCATACATATATTCCAGACGTTATTCCGCCAGCTAGAATTGTGAAGTTACCATCAACGTTTGTGCAGCTAGAATTCTTTATTCCCCAGCCAGACCAGTTTCCATATAAGGATGCACAATTTAGTGCTGCTGGGCCATTGCTAGTGCTGTTTATGATGAACGTAACTGGGTTAATCGAAGAGATGTTGTTATCTGCAGGATCCAGTAGATTGACACTTGGCGCAACGGAGTCCATATCTAGTGTGTAGTTGAAGACAAAGCTATTGTTTGCTATGGTAGATTCTCCAGTTACCACGAAATCATATGTGTACGTTCCTTCCGATAGGCTATTTATTAGGAAACTAAAGTCGTTTTCGGAAGGGGTGTTGTTGGTCTGGTTGAGCGCCCAGGAACCAGTAAAGTTCGAGTATAGGCTTGCAGATGTAGCCCCACAATAGTTACTCACAGATATGTTCAAATAGAATGAATTGTTTTCCTTTCTATTATTTGGATAAGATATGGTGTAATTTATCATTCCAGCGTCATAACATACAGTATAGTTTTCTAAAAAGCTCCTATTTGTATGACCGAAGGTGTCGTTTCCAGCCACAGACAACTTCCAATAGCCTGCTGATGGGAATGCAAACGACTGATTGGTTAAGTTGTGGTATCCATCTGTCCATAAGTCGCACGTGGAGTTATGCAAAGCCCATGATCCACTAAAGTTGTTCCAGAATTCTGTACAAGCTGGAAAGGAGTCAACCAACGCACTAACTAATATGTCTGGAGAGTTTTTGGTCGCAGACACTTGGGTTCCATAGCTGAGTAAGTAAAAGCCAGGGAATATCAGAGGCTCGCTGTAATCAACGAAGAAAGATTGTTCGTTTGTATTGTTACAATTACCCGCCAAGTCGCAGGCGTCTCCTAACCAAGTGTATGTTCCTTCTGATAGATCGCTGAAGTCGAATATTGTGTTGGAATTGTTAAATGGTGTAAAGTTGGTTGTTTTATCTGAAGGGAAGGTCCAGTAAACCGCTTCTTCATAAAATGAAGGATTGTTCAATGAATTTATTTGATATATTGGAATATATGACGTTCCCTGGAGACACCCAACTCGTGCAACAGACGATCCTAAAACAATGTTATCTGTCAATGACAAAGATATATTGATATCTGAGGATATGCAAGCCGAAGGAATTGTTAAATTAAGTGTTTGAGGCGACGCATACTCTCCAAAGCGCACTAAAAGAGTAGCGGCGTCTACGCCTGGTGGAACTGTATATAATACACTAGAATTAGACACAACTGTGCCTATCCCATAGCAAGAAAACCATCCAGTAGTATCCCAATCTCCATCAAAGACATCTATAAATGTATCTAAACCTCCAAAGGTATCGCTACAATATTGTGGTGAGAAGTTACCAGTATCTAGCCCCCCACAAGAAGTCGTAACATTGGGGGTTTCTTGATAACACACTTCCCCAGACGGAAACCAAACTGACTGATTGGCAAACCCATAATTATCGGTCCCGAAAAGGGTTAAGTTGACGTTGGATGAATCTATCCATTGAGCATCCGAAGGAAATATTTGTTGAATAAACGGACTGGTATGGTCAATAATGAATTCTTCCGAATGTGCAGTAGCGGATAACTCGTTAGCGTCTGTGGCAGTTACTTGTACCTCATAGGTTCCTTCGGAAATAGTCGTAGTGTCCCAAAAGAAGCTGAATGTGGTATTGGATGCATTGTATATATTCTCTATAACAGTCTCATTTGGATACGCAAGAGTAATATTATAGTACTTTATGTAATATCCATTGGGAGATGCAGACGGATTCCAGTTAATGGTTATGTTATTATAGTATCCCTCGGATGGGCTAAACACTATTGGCTGGGTTGGGGGAAGGCTTCCAGTGCTTAGTATTTCTGGGGTGGCTAGCGTACAAGTAGAAAGATCTGCCGCATTAGCTGCACAGGCCCACCTATTGACATATTCAGTCTGGTTTCCAAAGTGCCTATGTAGGTTAACTGCCCAGTTCTGGTTTGTCCACGAAAGTCCATTGTTTGCAGTAGTTCTAACCTGATTAGTTCTGTATGAGTTAACCGATTGATTTGTCCATACAACCCATCCGGCTGGAAATTTCGCCCTTATTATATACGTCATCTGCTGGGATACTTTAACGGAGCCCCACATACCAGTAGAGAAATTGGTAGGAACTATACAAAGGGAATGATTATTAGCTGCTCCGTGGGTGTGATTTACTGCAAGAGATCTTGGTTGATTGCAAATTATCCCGCAGTTGTTATTAGTGAGAAACGTGGTTCCTCCCCAGGTAGAGTTACACACTCGGATCTCGAGATCTCCAGCAGTTGCTGACGTATTAGCTATACCCAATTCTAGCAATTCATACACTAGATTCCCTGTTCCATTGTATATGGTTACTGATATTGCAGACGATATGGATGAAAGAGAATACGCATCTCCGAATCGAGTGGCGTTTGTAGATGCTTCTGTCGGCGCTATATCGTTTTCGGTTAGAGAGAAGTTGTATATTCCAGACGAGTTTATGTGTGTGGTTAGGGTTTGATTCCCAGAACGTATGACACTTCCGTTTATGAACCCCCAATCCGTTCCAAGCGAAGTAGAATTTACGTGCCACGTTAGATTAACCTTTGCATCATTTATACCGGATGTATCATTTATTTTGAATGATGTATTAAAGGGAGAGTTTGTGAAAAGTCCAAGTATTGTCCAATCTGACGGGTATTGCTCAAAATAACCTACATTTGGGTATCTAACTATTTCTAGGGTATAGTTAACCAAAAAAGAGGTATTTTCGTTATTTAGAGAATCATTGGCTGATACAGACCACTTATAATAACCATTGGAGATGTCGCTTATTTGTAGTGTGTAGTTAGTGTGTGAGTCGGCTCCTGTCTTGCTGCTTCCTGTACAGTTGGTGGCATTTCTTGCCCACGAACCAGTCCAGTTGCCCCATATCGATCCACACCCATAGTTTATGCTACTGTTGAAAAAGAAATATATTGTGACGTTATTTGTAGTTAATCCGTTTGTCGGATACTTTAGCCATACATTCGGTGCAGTGTTATCTACTTGCCAGTCTTGATCCGTTGAATTTGCTTGGTGCCCGGTTCTGTCGAGAACTTGCACTTTGTAATGTATAAATTTGTCTGTATATGGACCGGTGTCGTTATAGAAACAGTAGGAATCTCCTGCTGAGTAGTTTGAAAAAAGAGCCCATGTGCCGTCGTATTCGTTATCGTACCACAAGTAGCACCGCCAAGGGGTTGCATCGGTGTAGCTGACGTTTACTTCCAAGTAGCTAGGATTTTTTGCATAGTAATAATTTACAGGGGTTGGAGAAACATAAGATAAAGACGACGGCGTCAGCGTGTCAATAGTGAACGTTCTGTTGGTAGTCCAGGATTCTCCGGATACGGTGTTGTTGCAAAAAAGCCCCCATTTATAAGTTCCGTCGCTTATGCTTGTTTGTGTCCAATCTTCTTCGACCCCGTTTGTCAACGCGCAGTCTTTGAATCCCGACGACCATGATCCGCTGGTATTTCTAAAAACACGAACACAGTCGGGGCCAGACTCATAGTCGCTGCAAGTGTAATAGTACGTGATGCTGCTGGATGGCGAGTAGTAGTTGTCTTGCGGGTTTCCTTGCGTTACAGTAGGCCCCGTAGTGTCAACACAATAAGTTCTGTTGGTATTGGTAAAATTGACATTGCTCCTAGTATCGTTGGCCCAAACCGCCCATTTAACACACCCAGCAGGCAACTGAACGAGATTGGTCACGCTGTCCCAAGAGTTATTATATGGAGACGTATTGTAATAATTTAGTCCCCACGATCCAGTTGAGTTATCATAGAAACCAATCCAAGAAAGGCCAAAGTCGTCAGAAGCACGCAAATCCAGTCTAGCAGATCCGGCGGTGCCGTTTATCCATACCCCGTCAGCAAGACTTGTGCCGAATTCTGGCTTTGGTGCGGTGTCGTAGGTATAAGTTCTGTTTTCTGCAGAGAAGTTACCGCCACCAGATGTATTAGCATATACGCCAATTTTGTAAGTTCCTGAAGACGAGAACGTTAAGCTAGTGTTCCACCACGTATTGTTGTACGGAGAAGAATTAACTACTTTGGCAGACCAGGAAGTTTCGTTAGTGAAAATAGCTAGGTACGAAAGCGCTTCAGCAGAAAGTGCCCTCGCATCTATGTATACTGTTGGGCTGCTGCTCGTATTGGTGGTCGCTGGTTTGGCTCCGAATTCGACTAAATACGGATCATTCTGCGGGGGGTCTTGCTCACTCCCCTCAGTAAAGTTATACTTTGGTGTTGACCATAAATGTATATAGTCAGTAGCTGATTGGCCTCCTCCGGCAGCGAAGTCATTGAATGTATCTCCGTTTACGTCATAACCTCCAGCGATAAACCCGATTCCTTTAATGGATTGATCGGCCTTCCATATCGGTTCAAGGCGGGTATTGTATATTTTGATATAGTCGTTTGCATTTGAATAGTACTGTTGGAAAGCTATTAGCTGTCCATATTTAGATATCTGGAGTTTGCGAGGATATGCAGCATGGCACGTATAAGCTCCGCACAAATACTGGTATGGCCACGAGATATTAACAAAGGACTTGTTGAAGAGCATTATATCTGTTTCGTTCCAATAACTACCAGAGTATGCAGAAAAACCTATTAGCATATCCTCTTTTCCATCTAGATCGTGGTCTACCCCGTCGCATCCAATAGGCAAGATAGCTGAGTTAGGAGTCCACCCCTTTGAGAAACTTCCATTACGAATGGCGGTCCCATTCTTTAGCCAATATTGTCCGGCCCATAGAGCAGAGGATCCGGTAGAATTTCTTAGAACTACTCCAACTACGTCCTCAACCCCAGAGCCTTCAGTATCTAGCAAACATATTGCTCCTTCTTGGCCGCTCGAAAGCGAAGGAATTGTTATTGCGGTTATTATGTCCGAAAGATTTTGTCCATAGAAAAAGTGCAGTTTTGAGTTAGTATTCATTGCCGAAAGACCGCAGATATTCTGAGTTCCATCTAGACCATAGTCACAAGGAATTGGCATTGCTGCGCCGGTCGTTCCGCTTTCTAGATATGTCAGGTCTTTGTTGTTAAAGGACCCATTTATCACATAGTATCTAGGTTCATATCTAGATCCCCCATAGCTGTTAGTTCCCCCGGCGTATTCTTTAAGATTATCTGCATCTATGTCAACTACTATGGCCGGATATGTTTGTGTATATTCATAAGACCCTGTTTTTATTTCTATGTTGCTATCTGTAGCTAAGGTACCAGAAGACCACTTTATAGAAGTAGCTCTTATATAATCCCGTTCCCCGCGCAAGCCACCTATTTCTATATCAGAATCTCCATCAAAATTCCCCATATCTATTGAGGGAAAGCTCCCAGCATAGTTAGACCCAGAACTCCAGCTGCCTAACTGAGGCAAGGTAGTTACGTTCCATGAGGTTTTTTCCGTTGCTTCAGTTGTCGATGTGCTATTATAATAAACCCAAAAAGTCTGATTCGTCTGGTTTGTGGTATTTAGTTCGACCATAAAGGTCAAATTAGTATATGAAGAGCTGCTAGTATTGAACCCCGCAGACAAAAATCGAAATCCAAGTAACCCATCTTCGGTAGATTTAACAAGTCTAACCTCTTTAGTTATGTTATATACTTGTCCGTTGCCAAAGGAAACGTTGAAAACAAGACCGATATTTGTCCAGTTTTCATAAGCAAAAACAGTTACATTTTTCTTCTTGTACCAGCTCGAATTGTACCATGCGTTCTTCGTGTTGTTTACTTCTAGAAGAAGGGAACCTGACTCGCTGAACCGTATGCTAGGAATAAAGTCTATGGGAGATGAATTAGCAAAGTACGGCTTTGACCACCTGGTTGTTCCATATACGGTTTTAGTTTGGCCGGCAGGGATGAAAATGTAAGGAAGTTTTGTGTTCACTATCTTGTATTTTGTCACATTTGTGTATGTAACTATTGTATCTATCCACGGTTCAGATATATTTGTTCCATTTCCGAAATAAGTTATGTTTGATCCGTGATCTATATATGAATACACGGGCACGGTTTCGGTGTAAGATATATTTTCGGTTCCAAGAGCGTAAACATCCCAATACGTTATATTGTTATGTATTGTTTGAAAGTACTGGCCTATGTATGCATCTGCATTTTTTGTTTTGAAGGAAATGTTATAGTCTTTGGCTGTTGGATTTGTTACATTAACCGCCCAGCGCCCCTCAAATAAGTCATTATCAAAACTTACCAACTTAAAGATCTGGTCTTGGTTATATGAGTCAAAAACAGGGTCTACTTCTTTATTTTCTATGCCTATGGAGAATTTAACTGGTTTAGCAGGGTTTACTTTAGTTGCTACTATTGAGAAGTAATACGGCTTGTTGCGGGTAAAGGTCTTATTTGTGGTTAGCGTCCACTTGGACCACTTTCCAGTCATATTTGTGTATATATTATATGATTTAATATTAGATGGAATACCCGAAAACGTGACTTTTAGCTTGTCTACGTTAGTTATTTTGACAGTTTCATTTAGCGTCATTGAGAAGTTAAAGACGCAAGGATCTGTAGGGGTGCCTAGACAAGAAATAGACGTATTCGGAAGAACCGGAGATCCGTCTAGAAGCCTAAATTGAGCCCCAGACGTTATAGCTAGGTACTGAAACACAGACAAGCCTAAAATAGCGCCTATGACTCCAAAGAACGCAGCTATTGTCTTTAAGTCTACTATCTTGGTAGTTGTCGCCATTTCTTCACTTCCGATTAGCCAGCACGATCGTCAGATTCACTTCATATACCCCGTGATCCTGTAGCCATTTAGTTCCAGGATGTATGTTGGGGTCTGCAGCTATCCCAGTTGGATCTACAGATATGCCCCCGCTCGTTGCTTTTAAATCTTGCGACATTTCTCGCACTTTTAGGTTTGTTATTATGCCACCTATTTTTTTGTTAAAAGTAGCCCCCGGACCATATCTGGTAGTTGTTCCATCCGGGTCATATATATCCTGGTCATATTCAACCTTGAGTAGAGGCTGAGATGTCGAGTAATAGTTCTCCTGCATCAGTTGTAGCATAGCTTTCTGATCAGCGGCTGAGATTGTGCCATCTGGAACTATGACTCCTTTTAGAGTTATTTGCTTACGTATAACTAGAGTATCGAATACTTGAGTGTATGATCCTTCAGACTGCTTCTGCTTGATCTTCGGGCGGTCTATCAGCTTGACTGTTTTCTGCCATTCCCAGTTAAAATCAGTAATATAAAGATTAACAGATGTGCTTCCTTGTGTTAAAGTTAATGTTTTTTGTCCAACTGTCATACTATTTTACACCCTACTTGGAAGCCTATTGCGAAGGTTCTCGAATATTGAGTCCTCTACCTGTCTAGCCATATCTCTTATATCTATAGATGAGTTTATGCTATTGTTGAAGTAATTATTGACGCTGATATTGCTACCTGCCATAGCTGAGCCACTATTTAGTGGTATTACTGCTTCAGGTCCTTTTTCACCTATCATAGCTAGAGTTGGGCTCGTCACTATGCCTCCGCTGGCCAGTGCAGGAACATCCGGCTTTCCTCCGAGACCTAAAAATCCCCCAAGAGCTGAACTAAACGCTCCCCATTTGGATTCTATCCAGTCTCTTATAGGGGCGGGGATGAGGTTCCATAATATATTGACTAAAGATGCTATGGACTTGACTATGGTCTCAAATGTTCCAGATAGGAAGTTATATACCCCAACAAAAATGGTTTTTATTCCTTCAGCTAAGAGATGCCAGCCCTCTTTGAGTTTTTCTGGATTGAGAGTCATGGCGCCTATTACTAAGTCCATTGTTCCTTGTATAGTAGCGAGGACACCACCGAATATTTCCTTTATTCCTGTCCATAGTTTCTCAACCGACTCTTTTATTCCCATAAAATTGGTTCGCCACGCTGCAACGAAACCTATAACCAAAAGAGCTATGGTCCCTAAGACAATCGCTATGGGGGCAGATATTCCGCCTATTATGGCCACTATTCCTCCAAAAACAGAAGTTACTGCGCCAGTTATGGTTGCCCACACACCGGCGATAACTGCTGGCAGATTTAAAATAGTTGTCACTAAAGGACCAGACGCCCCAAAGAATGAAGCTATCCACGTAATAACAGCTGGAAGTGTAACTCCAAACTGTCCTACAAATGCAAGTATTCCCCCGAGAACTGTAAAAATAACCATAAATGAGCCTAATCCAGCTTGAGCCCATTCTGGCATATCTAGTATGAATTCAGATATTGCTATCATAATATCTAGGAGAGGTTCAAACGCAAATAGTGATATAGCCAATGCAGTATTAAATATGTCAAAGATGCCTGTCATCTCTTCGAACTTATTAAATGCCCCTTGGAAAGCCCGTTGCATAGCCATTCCGCCGAAAAGGAGTCCGAACATTAGAGAGTTTACGTGTTTTAATACAGGCGTCATTTTAGACATTTGTTTTATATTTTTCTGGAGAGCTGGATCAAGTTTAGTGTTAAAGGCCTTGGAAACTTTTTCAATCGATTTTCCGTGCCTCAAAAGAGTTAGAACTGTTCCTTGCGTAGCAGGGGACAAATTATTCATAGCGTCTAACAAGATGTCTGTTTGAGATCTCGGCCGAACTGGCTTGACTGGAGCAATCGGAGCAATTGGAGCGTCTGGCACCTTTATAGACGGGTCCATTAATGCTTTATTCATAACGCGTCTATAATTATATAATGACTTAGCATATTCTCTGTTGTTTTTATTATACTTCATAAGGTCAGTCTCATATTTTTCCATTTCTTCTCGATATTCTCTCATAGCGTGTTTTGCATCAGTCAAACTATTTAGTACATCTTTTGTAAAGGGCTTAGCAGATAGGTCACGTATGGCTATATCAAGTCCCTTAAAGCCTTTGTACACGCTAAATATATGTTCTGCTATTTGGTTTGTATCTTTATTGGCTTTATATCCAAATAGACGTTCAACTAACGTCTTAGTAGCTCCGACTTTAACCATCTTGTCGGCGACTTTTCTAAGCACGTCCATATTGTCTATCTGGTCAGAGAGCATTCTATCTCCCTGTGACTGGCGTTCAAATTCTGTCTTTATTAGAAAAACAATCTCGTGCTGAGTTTGTGAGCCTACCATCACCTGTTTTTCTTAGCTGCTGCCTCCTCAGCCTCGATCTTCTTATCTACCCAGTAATTTAGTCTCTGAGATATAGGTATAGGAAGACCGCAATACTCTCCCCAAGGTATCCACGTACCTAGAGTCATCATTGTTTTTATCCATCTATCGACGAGGAAATTAGGGTCTATTCCTCCAAGAGGCCGGATGTTTATGCCCCTTAAAGCCCCAATTTCTGCGAATTTCATTTACTTCGTTTCCTCGGATTTACTTTTATCAGAAAGACCATTAGCGACCATAACCCCATTAAACAAATCCTTAAAGTATGTGGATATGAATAAATCCAGCTCCATTGCAGTTATCATTCTTTTCTCAGACTCAGATAGGCTATTCTCAACAGAAAACTTCAGCACTCCAAATATTTGCTTCATATTCTCTTTCTGAAGGAATTTTGTGGTTACAGAGTCTCCTTTTTCATCTGTGCTGCGAGCGAATATATCAGTAAGTTCTGCTAATTGTATGGTCGGGAGGGGATTCATATGGAATTTAACTATGGAACCGTCTGGTCCAACAAGATCTACATCTATGCCAAGTCCACTCGCTTTCTTTATTGCTTCCAAGTTCGTCATATCTTTTTCACCTTTCGTTTGGAGCATTTACTGTTCTAGTGCTCCCGTCTAGCATACGAATAGTTCTAGTAGGAGTTACGCTCCCGCTAGATCTGTCGTTAGATTCAAGTCTGGATAACCTATTTTCATGAGAAGCAGATATGTTGATAAGCCGTTCAAGCTCTATATAGAGGTCCTTCATTTCCATAAGCCACTTTAGGCAAAACCCATAGTGCCCGTCGAACTCTACGTCAGCGAAGGTCCTAAAGTCATCAGCAACGTTGCCAGGGACTTTATTTATGACTAAATCGGGCTTAGAATGCTCTCTACTATCCAGTACTTTCGACTCACCATCTACCATTTTCTTCACTTCGCCAGATCAGCGAGTGGGTCTATGCCCACTTCTGACTTTCGTTGTAGTTTCCAAGAGCAGGGATAACCGCAGTTCCATCTGAAGACTCGAACTTTATGTTAGCTGCCGCAGATTTATCAAAGGGAGCTACCTTGAACTCAAAGGTAAATTTGAGGTTGTAGTCTGTAAACGATGGCTTCATACTAGTGAGATAGCAGTCGGCAGATACGAACCTAAGGGCTCTTTTATCGGCAAGAGTTATAGTTTCAGCAGACGCTTTAGACGTATCGTCAGTCCACTCTATAGCAACCCTATACAGTTTGCGAGCATGATTAACGGTCGCAGAAATGGGCTGAGATGAATCCAAAGTATTCCCCATAAAATGCTGTATCAGCGACGCACCAGAAGTAGCATCCGTAGGATACGCCTCAAACTTTATAGTCGTTTCCTCCATTGGATTGAACTTTACGACACGTCCACCATTGACGAGGGCGACTATATCCAGTCCCTTTTCCCCAAGGTCAATATCAACCGTTTCTATAATACCGGCGAACTCAGTAGGAGTAGACGATCCACTCCCAGCGGCTCGTTCCGATATTGAAACTAAACATTTTTCACGCCACACATCTGGCGCAGCTGCAGCCACCATTTTGTATCTTTTTCCTCCGTGTTACCACTTTTGTGTTTCAGTGTAACTAGCTAGCTGTGTCAGCGGACTAGTTCCATCTGTTGACTCTATCTTTAAGTTTTCTGTTGCGGACTTGTCATATGGTCCGAATTTGAGCTCGAATGTGTATTTTAAGTTATAATCTGTAAACGAGGGCTTGGATGATGTTATTCTGCAATCAGCAGATACTATCCTAAGCGCTCTTTTATCTGTTCTAGTAGCCCCCTCGCCAGTTGGTATTAGCAAGAAGGTGTCGGCTGCCGCCACTCCATCCGTAGTTAGGTTTCCACTAACTATATTAATAGTATTTGTGTCGTTTGAAGCTATTATATATTCTTTATTTAATCCAGTACCACTAGTTATTCTAAGTCCCCATCCAGTTAATTCATTAGTTACATATGGAGTTCCAGCAACATCTATACTAGTGGCAGTCTTTGAGTCGACCGTGCCAGTTATGCTAGTGTCATCTGTCCATAATATTGACGCTCTAATCGGGGTTCTAGAATGAGTAAGAGCTGCCACTATTGGTTGAGCTGCATCAGTAGCACCTACAAAATGTTGAGTTATTTGATCGACTACAGTTGGATATGCCTCGAATTTAAGGGTAGATTCTTCCATAGGGTTAAATTTGACGACTCTTCCGCCATTTACTAGAGCAACGATGTCTAGACCCTTCTCCCCTATATCTACATCTACTGTTTCTACAAGCCCCTCAAAAGCGATAGCTGTGGACGTTCCACCCGCCGCTACTTGAGGAGTTAATGAGATGTAACACTTTTCTCGCCAAGTATCAGGCGAAGCTGCAGCTACCATATCTTACCTCCTCCACTCTTTGTTTATAAATGTTTCCAAATGCCGTGCGTTTATACATCATAATCAACCTCATCGGAGCTGCTTCTATACCCAGTATTCATGCTTTCCCGTTGCTTCCTCATTATTAATCTACGTATCCTAAGGTTCATTTTATCTGCTATTTTTTCCCTATAATGATCAACAATACGTTGAGTGATCCTACTAGGATATATTCCCCGAACTGCTTTGGCTTTGACATTCCACCCGTCCTTACTGTGAAATGTAAGAGATGGACCTCTTGGTGTTCTACTTCCAAATATATTGCTTTCTAGGTCCCCTTGTTTAATATTTTCAATAAGCCGGCCTTTTCTATCGATATAATAAGGGTCTGCTTTTTTGGACTTCATACGAAGGTTTCTCACCGCAGCCCATCCAGAAGCCAAAGGATAAATTGTATATGGAGTTCCTTGGTCTAGCCACTTATATACTTGTCCCGCTTCAGTGGTAATTACATACTTCCCATTAGTTAGTTGAGAAACGTTGAAACTCTTTAAGAGGGGAGGAGATGTAGTATTATATGGCCGTCTCCTATCTGTGTCGTTTTTTGCCCTATTATATCCTTTTAAGCGAGACCATCCTTTAATATACTCCAAACTACACTCAGATATTAAGAGTTTCATCAATTCGTTAGCCTCGTCTTTTGTCCCCGCTTCAAACGTATTGGGATCTGACAAAGCACTAAGAAGGGTCTGAGCTTCTTTTAGCCCCACAACAGCGATGTTTTTTGATAATTGCTGAGCTCCCCGGATCATTAGATCTTCACCTGGAACTCATAAAAACAGTAATATATGCTACTATTGTCGTCGTAAAATATCTGGGATATTTGCCTAGGACGGATTCCTTGTGGAAGTTTAGCATCTGCGTTTAAAGATCGAACTTTGGCGACAAGTTCTGGATAGTGTCCTTCGAGTGCGTCAGCTATTGCTTCTCCATAATACCTACACAAGTCTTCCCTAGCTAGTAGCGTAGAGCTAGGCAGATACTCAAAACTAGCTGAAGTATAAAAGTATATCCTAAATACATAGTCTCTTTTCAGCTTCCTAGCCGTTTGACTGACATTGATTTGAGTTCTAGTTCTAGGAAGGGTGTTATCATCAACAACTATGCAAGGGAGTTCTGGAAAGCCTGCCGGAGGCATAGAACTGTACACCCATTGGGTAAGTCTGCTGGGCCAAGGATCTGTGACGTATGTGGCTAGAACATATCTTATGGCTTCAACTAATTCGTACTCTGTCACCTAGCACACCTCATCCACTTCTCCAAAAAGATTGCCCATCTACAGTACCTCCGACAGCAAAATCGGAATTGTCTGTTGGGAATTGAACTTGACTATCGGGACTAACTCGTCTAGCGACTCGCCTGGCAATCGCGTTTCTGATTTCTTTTATTTCTTCGTCTAGGCTTCCAAGCTGCTGAGCAGCCAATTTATCTCCAGACCTAACAAAGACTTTCCTAAGATACATTCTGGCCGCCATAGCGGTAGCGAGAGTTTGGTATATTTTGGGAGTGAACTCAACATAAAGGTCTAGATCTGCTCCAGATGAGCTTTTTTGAGTAGTAAGAAGAGTTATCTCTCCAAAAATGGGATCGTAATAGTAATCGACATCTTTTACTAGTTCTGCTCTAGTAGGTGCGGTAGTGCTGGTATCCAGACTATAAACTCTGTCTATATACATAGCATCTCGCTCGCCTATACCATAAGACTGAACTGTATTGTTGGAGTTATAATTAAGCTGAACGGCGTAAAAGGGATTGCCAAACAAATCCCGTATCATATAGTACACGTCTTCTAAAATATGGACTAGGGCGTTATTAACTGCAGACTCGTTTCCAGCTAGCTGAGCCTTTTCTATAATAAGACGGGTGTTTGTAAGTGCAGGTATTCCCTTCATAGCTACAGACTTGTCAGATTCTACCTCTGCGCTGGGAGGACTAACTACAGCAGGAATAATAAAAGTAATTTTATACCACGAACTAGTAGTGCCAGAAACATCCCAATAGGTTGTGTCTGTTATGAGCTGTTCGGCTATGTTGGAATATGTGCCATTTATTGTTGAGGATCTATATATTCTAACTTTAGTGTATCCTGCTTCTGCATCAGGCCTAATCCAACTTAAAAGTATGCCATATCCCATTTTAAGGAACTCCACCTCGTACTAGCTGCACAATTTCAAATAGGCCCCACCCTATAAGAGCCCCTATAATTGATACGGCCGTAGCGATAATGAATCCTTTTGCTTTATCTATATCTGTAGCCACTTTGTCGTGACTAGCTTTTAAATAACTTACATCTGCCTTGAGTGAGGTAACGTCAGTGCTCATCGCATCTACTTTGCCTCTAAAAACGCTAAATTGATCCTTCAAATCTCCAACTTCTGTTTGTACTACGCCCATTTCGTGATTAGTAACATCTACGTGCTTGGCAATTTCCATCCAACGGGCTTCCATAGTGTCCCATTGTTCTTTGGTTATGCGGGCGTCAGTTCTGGGAGGCATTTAGAAAACCCCCCGTTTGTATATTAAATGATAATTTGTTCCATCGCCTTCTACACAAAAGACCTGGACGCACTCCAAATTGCCCATACTTTCGTCTGTAGCTGACATAAGAACGTCGTCTAGATGAACATCTGTTATTTCACACCACGGCTTGTTATCCTTGAATATCGGTCCTGGCGAGAATGTTCCAGTATCAAAGACATCTGTATCAAATACCGCCATAGTGTGTTTTACCTCCTATTTACATCCTGGATATTATTATCCAATTGGCCCCGTTGCTGACAATACCAATTGCCTCGTATTGAGCTAAGGTAACCGTTGATGCGCCATCTATGTTTTCAGATCCGTTAGCATCTACTGTTATAGTTCCAGTTCCAGAGTTTTTTATGTAATACTCGCGACCTGAGATGCCTACTGCAGTTGGGAGGGATACTGTAAAACTGTTGGCCGTGCAGTTAACTGTTCTGTGACTTGCACCCAGAGTGACTACGGAGTTTACTGCAGCATACGCTGGCGCAAATGAACTTCCAGACGCAATTCTGGTTTTCTGGTCAGTCACCATAGCATTCCATTCAGATGACTGTATCAAATCCGATGGAACTTTTGTAGTATCCCACGCCATTTTATTCTACCGGCCCTCGTCTATATATGAAAACATATATTCCGTTGGTTGCATCCCAAAAGATTTGCTTAAACTCTTGAGGTCCAACCTTTTCAGTTGTGGCTGCAGCAAGTACTTCCGACAAAACTGCGCCAGTTATGCTATACCACGGTTTGTTCGTTCTAGTGACTGTTGCCACCATTTTACTTCTTCACCGCTTTCTTGACTGCATTAACTACTTTAGAAACTACGCTTTCAGCGGGTTTCGAAGGAGCAACCACTTCTGGTTCCTTTTTAGGGGCTACTGATCCAGGCTTAAGCCCTTGGAACTTTGCCGACACTGCAGCTTCTGCATACGGCTTGAAGTTGTCGCTCAATTTCTTGTCCTTGGATATACTAAATCCCTGTATAGTTGTCATGTTTTCTCCTCCATAAATTTATTAAAAAGAGTATGTTTCATCCACAACTCTAGAGCTTCATTACGATCTAATTCATCGTGTACCTTAATAACGACTTGCTTTGCTACTGGCCCAAAAACGACCTTTTTAGGAGTTGCCTTTGTGACATTCCAAGATATGTTTCCTCCATCTGCTTCTATCTCAAAATCAGAAATCTCTTTTTCTGAGAAGGAAACCTCTTTTAGTAATGAGTCCACGACTCCTAGAGTTATAGCATTGACTTTTAATCTGGGCAGTGTATTAATGAACAAAAGCCGTTCAGGTATGCCCAGTTCCATTATTGTGCTTTCTTCCTTTTTTTCTTCAGTCATCTCGTCAGTTCTCCTTTCAGTTTAACCGTATTGAAAAAAAAGAAATGGGGTGGTTAGCCCCGTAGTTAACCTATCTATGCTCCAGTGTCTGTAAGCATTATATAGTAAGGAGTTTCCCCTACTTTAATGCGGAGCGCGTGAGTCGCGGCACTTGCAGTGTTTGCCTGGAAAAGTTTTCCAGATCCAACTGTAAGTCCTTGCACCGAGAATAGGTACCCGGACGTATCAACAGTCGCTTTGACTGCAGGATCTGATCCATCAGCTACGACACGGAAGAAGCTGAACTCTGTAAGTCCAGATACGCTTGAGGACGCTCCGTCTCCGTATACTTCAGCCTGAACAGATGCAAGAGTTCCACCAGACATTGCGTTGGGTATGTGAACTGTTCCACGCACTGCAGCACCAAGGCCAGTGAGAGATCCAGTCGTTCCAAAGCTGAGAGAACAGTGCGCTCCATGTGCGGTGGCCGCAGCAACGTTGTTAACAGTCGTGAATGACCTAACTGCTTCACCACTTCCAGCTGCGCCGGCGATATAAAGCCTAGCGTATACTGCCCTAGCGTCTCCAGACGTAGCTGTAGAACTGCCATATACCTGCGCAAAGTTATACCCAGCCGTCGATGTCGCTATCGGGGTTCCAGACGTTCCGGCTACGAACTTACCATTGAGGGTAAGAGTATCGGTTGCAACGTCTCCAAATGTGAAAGAGCCGTTAAACGTAACAGCTCCGTCGGTTTCTAGTGTTCCAGTAAGATACAAGTTCTTGAACTTTGCATCTTTTCCTCTAATTCCAAAAGTCCCTGTTTCGGGAAATGCCATTGTCTTTTTCCTCCTTTACGAGATGTGTGGGGATACCAGCCCTCCCCACGGGGGTCTCTTACGAGTCAGCCTCCCTAGCTACATAGGTTGGCGGTATAGCCAAATATATGTCTAGGCTAATTTAGACATCCAAGACCTTGATGGTTCCGATAGCCCTAGTCTGTAGGGTGCCTACCGCATACATCATGTCGAGGTATATCTTGTGCAACCTTTCATCGGGGAAGTACTGAGTGCTAATAGCCCCCTCTTCCTTCCAGACGAGACCAGCTGCCTTGGACGGGTCAACGAGGACGCACGTGTGTCCAGCAAGAGTCCCACCGCTTCCGCCGTTGGAGAAGGACGGAACCTGTGTTGAGACAATAGCCTTCAGTCCAAGATACTTTCCAATCTCACCATTGAGGACAACCTCATTGGATCCGTACTGGGCAGAGTTAATGAACTGCGGGTCGTCCATCAGAGCCTGCTCCTGCTGAGGCGCAACATACAAGAGCTTGGGATCGAAGTTGTACGACTTGATTCCAGCCCTAGCCTTATTAACCAGCGAAGGTATAAGGACATCTCCAGCAGCAAGCTGGTTTACGTTGTTGACGTATGCACCAGCCCCAATTGCGGACCCCTGGTTTGATGCACCAGCGAGCGCGGTACCTATATCTCCATCAATCTTCGTCGCCCTATAGAGTGCGATCTGTTGCTTAGCAAAGTTAAGCACGCCAAAGCGAGTCGTGAGCACAGTTTCCTGTGAAACTGCGACTCCACCACCAACCCATGCGGGGGTGAAAGTAGCAGCTGTGAGATTCGTCATCTCAGTCATTGTCCTAGTCGCAGCTTCAGACTTGCTGTTCGCAAGGGTGATGTTGCTGGACGCAAGAGGCCACTTGAGCGTGACTTCCCCAGACCCAACAAGGTCCCTGTTCTGAATAACTGCATCTATAAACTTAAGGTACGGCTGTGAATAAAGTACGACCAGATCAGACCAGCTTGACGGCTGAACGTCGCTTATTCCCGTAGACGTAGTCTTGGTTTCGTTAGCGAGCATTGCGGGAGCCATTCCCATAAAGCTGCTAGCATCCCTTCTTTCCTTGAGTCTTTGGCACAGCGATAAGTGCGCATTAGACCCGAACTCAGGTTCATCTTTTGCCATTGTTTTCTTTCCTCTTTTTTTCCTTTAATGGAACTTAAATCCTCGAAACTCCTTCCTGGGCAATCATATGCTTAAGGAACTTGTCGTCTATAGCCCGCTCGAGATTCTTCATGTCGGGAAGTTTCTGCTTCTCGGCAATCGGGGGGCTAATTATTTCCCCAGACGATACTCTGGGAGCAGGCAGGGCCTCAGGCTTAGGGAGCTTCGACTTGAGCATCTCAATCTCCGCTTCCAAGTGGGCAAACCTATCTGCCGCCGGGTCGAGCTCCTTGCTTCCGACCTTGGTCGGAGCGACTGTCTCAACCTTCTCCGGCACTCCTATTTCTTTCTTCTCTTCCATCTTAGTTTCACTCTTTTCAGAAGTTTCCAGGAAAGTCGATTTGCCATCTACTATCCCAGGCCCTTTTTCTGTATACTTGCTGTCTCCAGTAGGAATATCTGTTGGCTTGTGTTCATCTACTTTAGGAACGCCAATTTCTTTTTTCTCATCCATCTTAACTTCTCCTTTCTCCTCATTAGGTTCTGTAGGCTTATCGCCGTCTTCATAAGGAGAATTAGGTAGGCTAGTTGGTGATGGGTTAGCTATTACTTGAGCATCTTTGACTTGAGTATAAATATACTGGTCTCCGCCCTTTTCATTCTGATAATAATCTTGCTTGTCTGCGACTGGAACTCCTGCAACAGGAACTGGAGGCAACATACTAGTCTCCACTTTCTTCGGGAACGCTAATTGTTCTGTAGAATCATTACTGGGAAGTGGTCTTTGGAGGGGAGCAGGAGGCGCTGGAGGAGATGTCGGTGAAGGAATTGTAACTCCATCGTAAATAACTTTTTCGGGAGTATTAATTGTTGGATGGATTTTAGAATCTACTAACGGAGCAGGTTTCTTCTCTATTTCCTCTTCGGCCGAGAGTTGGGCTATAAACTCCAAGATCTCGCCTGAAAGAAGGGCGTTTGGAGATGTAGGACTATTCATGACAGTAGGTATCCATTTGGCGTTGTTTATAAATCCTTCTAAATTAGTCATACTAAGATGCATACCCCTCTGGTATCAGTTTGAATTTAGCTAGCTTACATCCAGGATTAGGAACTATCGATAACTCCTTGAAATTGAGGTTTCTGCGCTCAATGATCCCATCTTCGTTAGGTATTCTGTAAGCCAAGGCACCTATAGAGACGGAATTAAAAACCCCTTGTTTTACCATTAAAAGAACCATAGGATCAGTTATTTCGGCTTTAAATTTGACAGATCGTTCTTCTTCATCCAGCCAAACTTCTACAACCCGCCCAACGACAAATCCGGCGTGTCCATAGCTTAGAGGTTTCCCCCATAGACCAGTATAGGCTTTCCGTATTTCTTCCCAGGGATATAACTCCCTGTTGTGGATTCCTTCTGTCAGAGCTATGCCCTCTATTACGTTATCACCACGAAGTGACAGTTTTACGTCACGCATACTCGCAGAAGCTGAACAGAAACTAGTATCTTCAAAGGCACGTTCTCTAAGGGCTTCTGGAATTTCGGTGCCTTCCATAGACCACATATTCTTGTCTTTTTTAAGTAGGAAATATCCTCTGGTTCTATCACCACGGAGTTCCATAACCACGCCATCATCTGATTGAGATATTATTTTGGCCTTGCCGGAATCTACTTGTTCAGTCTTTCCTATAAAGTCAGTTCCTTCGATAGGTAAGAGATCTCCTAATGTAGTCATAGATGGGAGTTCTAGACTAGATGAAGATATGTCGAATTTTCCAGCTGCCGAGATATTTAATACGTCTTTAGCTCTAATTTCCGTATCCCCTTTTTTGGCTACCATAACTCGGCTAATATTAAACGCAGATAGTTCGCTCTCTTCTAGTTTTTCCCTGTCGGCAGACGGGGTTTGATCCTTGGGCTTCCAAAATAAATATACTGGTTTTCCGCTCGCAACAGAAGATGTCTTGCGGATTATGTGCCTTCCTTTGTGCTTACTTCCATCAAAGAAAAGTTCAAGAAGTTCTGAGTCGCATTTACCCATCCTACAAGAGCCCCGATCTTCTTCTTCTATTTCATCTCCATCTTCAAGGGGGCCGGCAAAGTCTAACCAACTAGAGTCAGTCGGTCCTTTGCTAATGGCTATTAGTTTAACTCCGTCAGATTCATCCTTCCACTCAAAGGAGTCTCCTAGTTTAGATCCTATCAGAGAGAACGTTATCGCTGACTTTCCATCGGACAAACGCAAGTCTAAATGAGTTCCTATTTTTTTCTTGTGTTTGTGGGAAACAAAAGAAGTAGGTTGAATGGTGGATATTCCGGGAGATGTAGTTGTAGTAGCCCCCTCGCTTATAATGGCTGCATCCCTATCAACAGTTATATTCTTATTAGGCTTAACATCTGGATTATAAGCAGATGTTCCTTGGGCAAACTGCCCGCCTATTTTGCCGGAAATCGGCTCGTCGGACTTGAAGAAGTTATTGTCTTTTCCTCCAACGTTTACTGGATTAATCATCTCGCTTTCTGTTTTCGAAGGAGGAATAGATGTTTGAACGTTCTCTTCGTTCCTAGGATATGTAGCGGTGTTTTTGGCTACTTCTTTATCATAATAATGGATGTTTTCTTTTAAGTGATCTCTGGTCAGTTTTTCAGACACTTCCCTACCTAGGTGATGTTCTGCTTCTTCTATAGATATGCCCTTTTCGAGAGCTTGTTTGAATTCTGAAGAGTTTTCGTCTATCATTTCTGTTCTGCCTCTTTAGGTTGTTCTGGTTGAGCTTGCGGCCTAACAAAATCTATTTCGCATTCGCACCAAGGAGCTAGGGGGCAATCTGGAACACTGGCCAGAGGATATATCTTTCCAGACACGCCAACACACTTGGGAGAGTTATCTCTCGATCCTTTTCGTATTGTTGCTTGAGCCTCACCTAGTTGTTCCATAGCCCACTTCTTTCCATTATGGTAGTTCTTCCTAACAACCTCGTGAGCTAGCATAGGTGCCCTGTTCTTAAGATTAGCAAATACTCCTTCGACTGCTGCAGAAGGATCTCTTCCTTCCTGTTGAGCCTTTTCGATCTCTGATATGCATTTATCCTGTATTTTCTTTATTTCGTTTTTGGAGTAATCGGCATCTTCTAAAGAGTCTCGCTGAAAAGATCCACTCTCTGGAACTTCTTTGCCCATAGCTTCAAAGGCAGATTTGACTCCATTAGCGAAAGCTGATTCTCCCGCTTCTGCAATGACTGTGCGAATATCGTTACGTATGCCAGGATTAGATAAATACCTAGCATTGAAATTAACATTTCTGACAATTTGCTTTAGATTCAGAAAGGATTTCTCCAATCTAGAAGCAGTGTCGCCTATTAAGGTATCTGCCCCGTAGTTCATAGGAGGCCCGGTAGGATCTGTCCCTTCTGCCATATCTGGGTGCGAGACTTGTTCAGGCTGTTTATCCGCTTCGGCTTCTGACGACTTTTCCTCTGGAGTTACTTCATTTGGGGAGCCTTCTTGGGGCTGTTGAACCATTTGAGGAACTTTTGGTATAACTGGTTCGGGGGGTAGATCTTCCCACTTTCTAATAAGCTGTCGGACTTCGATGTCGTTAGTCAATAAACCAGACTTTACATATGTTAAGAGGCGTTCAGATTTCTTATCTAGGCTTTCAGAAGATATTTCATTCCATTGAATATGGAACGAGCAAGGCCATCCTGCAAGAGCTGCCTGTCGGTCGAATAATTCTGTTTTGTATTGGTCAGCTACCCACTTTTGGAGGGCTTTCTCGGCGTTGTCGAAGGTAATTCTATCCTCTGGGGTTCCTCCGCCCATCATCTTAAACTTGAGCCCCGCCATAAAGGAAAAGCAAACATCTTCTATCATATGATCTAAGTGCTCGGCTATTCCGTTGAGATCTACATCGTGTATCTTGAAGTTAATCGTGTATGGGAGAACTATCTCATCTTTGTGCTCCAACTTCTTAAGTATTTCTTCCGCTTTGGCTGCATCTTGGGGGGTAGGAGGATTATCTGGAGAACCAAGTGTCATAACTATTTTAGGCGCCCCTTTCCTAGCTATAGCCATAGAAAGAGACTCTTCCATATTAACTTTGCCCAAGATTTTCTTGTAGTTAGGTTCTATTAGTCCAACTCCAAACTCACTATCTGAAAGAGTCAAGAGTTTTATGTGAGATATTCTATTTCTGGGAAGTTCTAGCCACGTTCCATAAATAGTCCGCTGAACAAACGATATTGGCTTTCCCCATTTATCTAAAAGAACTTTGCCAAAAATACCCGCTTCTCGTTTGTAGTCCATAGATACTGGGTCGATCTGGTATAGGGCAATGATAGAGTTCCCAGCCTCGTTGAGTCCGTTTTCTAAAAAATCATTACCATATATACCAAGATACCTAAAAGTATTATGGACAAACTTAGGCAGCCTAACTTGAGAACCCCAGGCGGTAGCTGCATCAGTAACTTCTGGGTGATTAATTGGATCGTCTGAAACAAGAGAATAACCTCCTTTTGTGGCTTCTCGGGCTATAGTCTCTATAGCCTCTTTTACAAAGCCATCTAAATAGTATAAGCGCTCTAGGCGTTTAGGATCTACTCGTTGGAATCTGATATACTCAGGCTTGCGGGTCTGTCTGGCCTTTTCTTGGACTATTTTTTCATACGCTGCTTCTTTTTCTTCCATCAATTCGGCCCGTGCAAGGTCCTTTTCGTATATGTTCGACCCAAAAGCCACTGAGTTAGCTGGGACTACTTCCCTCAATATGCCTGTACTTCGTGAAAACTGAGCTTCAGCGGGCTTAATCCCCGTAGAACCCTTCCCCGAAAACAGACGTTTCAATTTTTCCAAAGTGGCCTTCAAGTCCATTATCTCCGTACTCCTCAACGTCTAACGCCCGCTCTATGTTAGAATCTGTGTTTTTAGTCCTTATTAATGTTTCTATATCTCCCATATTTGGGCGCCCAGCAGCCTTCAAAGCAAGCAATAGGGCGGTAACTATGTCGTCGTGCCCTCTAATTGCCCCGAATTTTTCCCTCTGGGTTTGTTTTGTGACAGTTGACCAATAACATTTGAGTTCATCTATAAGTTCAGGAGAGTTGGGTAATTCAACGCCCCCGCCTTCCATAAGGGCCTGGGCAAACTTGACCAGATCCCCCTTATCTTTTGTGAAGTTAAAGTTTAATATAGGATATGCTTGCGACTTGAATTTATCGTATAGTTCTGCACCTATAGTAGTTGCGTCCATAAAGACCATAGTCGGCCGATATAGGTTAAATACGTCTTCAAACTTGTGTTCTAGAGCTTGCCAAGAGACTTTATGCAGCCTTGTTATATTGACTACTTCTATAGGCGCATCATTCGCAGGAGATTTCTCCACTACAACCATTACGGTATAATCACGCTTCTGAGCCCAGTCAACCCCCATAAAGCGAGTCTTTTGGGCATCGAATGGATAATTGTGATTAATCAAGAATCTTTGAAGTTTGTTACCAATACACGCTTGCACTATTTCATCTGGAAATACTTGTCCTTCTTGGCTTTGGAAGTCGCACATATATTCCCTTTGGAACATTCGCTCGCCTATTTCTTTTCTAATATTCATCAAGTATTCATCAGAGAACTTTTCCGGCCATACGCTATGCCCATCAGTTCCTAACGCGGGAGTGGTAACAACAGTATATACATCTCCAGTTACTGCCTTGTAGAAAAACCCGTTCATTCCTTCGGGAGTAGATATGAGGATTATCTGTCCTTGCTTCTCGTGAACTATTGGAGTTACGGTCGACTCAAACCAGTCGTCGTCTACCTCGAATTTGGCTCCTTCATCGATAGATACGCAATGAGGGTGCTCGCCTAGGACGGCCTCATTAGCTGGCCTACACAATATTCTAGACTCATTGGTGATCTCTACATCAGTCTTGTTGAAATCTGCTAAATCGTCGGCTAGCTGAGCTTTGGGAAGAGATCCATATAAGAGCTGGTTATTCATCATCAGCTTTCTAATCTCTCTGACTACTTTCTTAGCTTGTCGTTCTGACTTGGAAATGATTATTCCTTCCCATCCTGGCTGAGTATATGCTTTCCAAATGTAGTACGTAATTATGCAAGAATATGTCTTTCCAAAGCCCCTAGGACCTATTATTGCGCTTCTTTTCTTGTCCCTAACGGCAGCTAGCCAATCTCTATGAAATGGCTTTATAGTGTTGCCTAAGACGTGCTCTGCGAAGAAATTGAGGTCAAAGAGGTTGGCCTCAAAATCGTCCATACTCATCCCTTCTGGAATGATGTCGGCATATGTGCGGGTAAACTTCCGCCCCTCATTCTCCTTCGGCATCTAATTGTTCTCCGTTTTGGGGATTCTCGATAGTTCTTTCGACAACATCCCGCTGTTCAGTCGTGCCGTCTTTTTTAGTGGTAGTTATTTTCTCCCGACGCTCCTTTAGTCTGACTGCCACATCGTACCCTGGACCAGCAACGCCCCTAGCCTTCTTTTTAACCTTGGTATATGCTTCAGTGAGTTCTTTTAAGATTTTTAGCCACGCCAGGGTAGCAGTTCCTGGAGCTCCGTATTTCATTGTCTCGAATTGCCTACTGGCATAGAATTCAGATTTAGCGGTCTGTATGAGGTCGTCTAGTTCTAGACCAGGATCTAGATCTTCCATATCTTGTCGTTCTTTGAGAACTTGGAAATATACTTTTTTGGTAATCTGGCAAGACACTGGAGCTTCTTTAAAATATGGGCATATTTGAGTTTTAGTTACTTCCCCAGTTCTAGAATCTACGTCAGTTCTGAACGCCAGAGGACATATTTTGTTAGAATCTGGGTCATAACACTGCATTATTCCGTCGACTACTTTTAAGTATCTTCCGTCTCTGACACTGGCAAGAGACCTCTTCATAGATGCCTTTGAAACTAGTTGAATTCCTTTATTTGTGACTACTTCTATGGAGTCCTCGGTTTCGTCTAATGGAACTGGGAGCGTTTCAGCCTTTTTTGGGGCATCTTTTGTTTCTTCTTTTTTCTCCTCTTCCTTTTCGACTTCAACCTGTTCCTGCTGAGTCCTTTCGTTTTCGGTCATTGTTTATCACTATAGCCAACGCTCTAGATATATTAACATGAATAGATTTTAGGTAATCTAAATCTGGTTCAGTTAATCTAGCAGATATCCGTCTCAGTTTCCTCAATTTCTGAACTGTCCTTGGGCCAGTAGGTGCCGATAAAGAACCTATGGCAGATTTGGAGTTGTCCGACATATCCATCACACATATAGAACGTATGACATTCTTTATAAATGTTGCCAGATAAAACTAGACGAAGGTATTTTAAAGAGTACAGGAAGTAGAATGTATGACAAATGGATGATGACGATTTTGTACCAGTTCCTCAGCCAACTGAGAAACCAGTACTTTGCCCAATATGCGGAGGGGGCCATTTAATGGATGTAAGCATCATTTTATCAGCAAAGTCTCCAGAAGTACAAAAACAACTAAAAGAAATAGGAACTAAAATGACTAGAACAGATAAATCCCCGGCGAAGGTTAGAGATTATATATGTATGAACTGCGGTCTGGAAATGCCCCACATCCATATACTTAACCCTACTTGGTACCTTTCTTACACGTAGGTGGTAACAATGAAATGCCCGATGTGTGAAAAGAGAGGAAAATCAATTAGGTGTTTTAGCCGGTGGAAGATACGCAGAAGCAAGAAAGGGCGAAAGAACTTGCGTGAAGCGATATCTATGTGGTGTCCAGAATGCGAATGGAGCTTTACTGGAGACGAAGGCGGGGTAAGACCAGATTATCCTATCAGGCGAGGACTTCAAGTAGCCAAAGACGAAGGACCAAAGTCTCGCCAAAAAAGAAAGGAACGGAGAAAGAAATGGGAAGAAGAAAGGGAAAAACTGAGGACGGAGATGCCTCAGCTATGGAGACTTTTTCATGGAAAGAGAAATTAGATATGCTGAACTATTCGGGGGAATATCGGGATTTGCTCTCGGAATCGAAGCGGCTGCAAAACGAGCTAATATACCCGTCAGGAATATCTTTTACAACGACGTCGAAAGACATTCAGTTGGCATCCACAACTACAGATTTAATCACAATTACCAACCACGGGACATCTCAACAGTCAGAGGAGAAGAGATCGAAGGAGTCGATCTTATCACGGCTGGCTTCCCGTGTCAGTCATATAGTATCCAAGGGCATAGGAAAGGTCTTGCAGATCCTAGGGGTCAAATAGTTTATGAGCTCTTTAGAATACTCAAAGAAACGAGGTGTCCTTACATACTCCTTGAAAATGTTAAAGGACTGCTTAGCTCTGATGAAGGAAGATCCTTCGCAGAAATTCTCAGCAATCTGGCTGAACTCGGGTACGATGTCAAATGGCAAGTTATCAACGCAGCGGCGTGGGTCCCACAAAACCGTGAGAGATTATACATTATCGGACATCTTAGAGACAAACCCGCTCCAAAAGTCCTCTTTGAGGCGATGTCATTGGGAGATGTACAAGAGAAGGGCCGACGCTGGCAGACTACCTCACTTGCCGGAGAAATACCAGAAGTATCTCCAACCATTACCAAAGAAGTCGGAAGAGGCGTCGGTTTCCACCTCGTCGGGCTATACGGAATCCTAGATAGGCACCTAACAGTTCTAGAAACAGAAAGAATAATGGGGTTGGCTGATAATTTCACGGCCATTGGTCAGTTTGGAGATGAGGTATATCAAGTACCTAAAACTAAGAGGTTCGAGGCGTGCGGAAATGCAGTTGTACCTCAAGCTGTAGAGTGGATAGCTAAACCACTATTAGAGCACATATGGATGGAGAAAACACATGGGTCAAAATGAAGAAAAGTACATACTAAGTTATGGAGGAGGACTAAACAGCAGCAGTCTACTTGTTTTTATAATAGAAAATAAACCTCCCCTAGACGAGGTTATATTTGCAGATACTGGAACAGAAACTCCCGAAACATATGAAGCAGTTAAATATTTTCGCGCATATTGTGAAAAAAACAAAATTCCTTTTGTTGTTGTTCGCGCGGACGAAACATTATATGATTACTACTTTAAAAAAATGAAAATACCGTCGATTGATCGCAGAGATTGTACAATAAAGTATAAGATATTTCCAATAAACAAATACATTAAACAAAAATACGGAAAGAACCGTGTAGTGCACAGTTATATAGGCATAGATTATGGAGAAGCTACCAGAATGAAAACGTCTGATGATCCTAATATGATTCTGGAGTACCCGTTGGTGTTTGGACGTATAGACAGAGCAGGGTGTGAAAAAATACTTAAGCATTATGGTCATATTGTTCCTATGAAAAGCGGGTGCTATGTATGTCCTTTTGGAAACAATAAACGGTGGAAGTTTATCTATGAAAAGCATCCAGATTTATACGAAGCAGCCCTTTTGTTGGAAGAGCGATGTAAAAAATTCCCGAAGGTTAGGTTGCATAGGAGAACTTTAAGGGAACTAAAGAAAAACCTAAACGTGAAGGATTCGTCTCCAGAACCTACGTGTGATGTGGTAGGAGGGTGCTTTTTATGAACAAAAAGAAAGACCCTTCCTTTATAGACGAAAAAGACGTACAGATAATGGCAGAGGTGGAAAAAAACCCGTCCATCCTAGGTAGGGAGCTCAACGAAATAACTGGACTAAAAACGACTGCCAACATCTTTAGGCGGGGGAGCATGATACGGAGAGGCATAATAACTGAACATATAAGAGTTAACTATGACAAACTCGGATGGCCTCACCACATAAAATGCATCTGCAACACGCGGAACTCTCAGACTGACAAAGTATCGATCGAAGAAGTTACTAACATATTGTCTAGGTTTGGAAAAGTAAGCGAGTATGTTGAACTTTTGGGCCCTTTCAACGTTATGTATGACATACACATCCGCAACGGATCGGACCTATCTAGCTTAATATCGGCATTAAAGAACAGAATAAATGACTTCTATGTGGTTGAGCTTGTAAAAACAACGAGAATTTATATCAAAGAAAAGGACTTGATAACTAAAGTGGTTCCAGTGTCTAGTGCAACTGAAAAAACATTTTCTAGTGCGTTTGCGTCGTGGTCGGAGAAAAGCAAAAATGACGTTAATTGACGATAGATACAAGGTATGCTCATTCATAAAGCATTACAAATACGGATACCTCTGCGATGACTCAGACCTATGCGAGGAATGCAGTATCCTAGTTGCCGGAGTGCCTATAAGAGAGATCCACGAATGGCACAAAGAGAGGATGAGAATAATCAAAAAATACCATTGGTGTGACAATTTGTCTAGGGGGGAACCTATGCTTTTACTTGCAAAAGACGGCAGAGGCGGAGAGATAGTATGCCAATATTGCAAAGCAAGATTCGATCTAGACAACTACATAGAGGCCGTAGTTAAGGCCAAATATGAGTTTATCAAAAAGAGGGCGAAAAATGTACCTACTCTGGCACAACTATGACTGGCCAACTATTCTATTCTGCACAATTTTAGCGGCGATGTTTACTCTAGGCCTGCAAAAACTATAGCTGTACTGAAATATGGCGGCCGTAGAATAAACTGTATGACAACACTTAACTGGCAAAAAATTTCTGGGGATTTAGAGAGTGAGCGAATTTTGCGGGGATTTTGCAGAAAATTTTCGGGGGAAGGTATTAACCAATTCCATAGTATACCCCCAAAGAGTGTCATACACATAGGGGATTTGATTTTTTTCCGGAAATTGTTTTTTTACAATGCTCACGGTCTGGGGCGGGAAGCGACCCCCTGCGGGAATCTTGATTCGTTTGGCCCCAAAAAGGGCAAATAAGGTGTTCTTTGGCCGCGGCCAAAAAAAAAAATCAAAAAAATAAAAAAAAGGGGGGGCGGGGTGATGCCCCCCCAACAGACATGCTTACTGTTTGGCCTTTTTTATGGCCTTAATGGCTTGGCGGTGATAAAGCGTCACTGCGACTTCCGTGAGCTTCTGGAGGCTTACCCCGTCGGCAAGGGCCACATCGCATATTGCCACGGGCACGAAGCCGATAACCCGCCTTACCGTGGTCGCTTCGCCTGTGAGGAGGTTTCGCCCCTCTCTTATGTTGCTTGTTCCCCCGGTTTTACGCCCTCCGCCCAAAAAGATGGACGGGAGGTCCGTTTCGTTTTCGTTGGTCTTTGGTGTTTTGTTTTCGTTTGGTTCCATGTTTTTTTTTTCTCCTTGGTTTTTTTGCTCCGCACAACGTGCACGGATATACCCCTTATGGCCCCTGACATATATATACCTTTCCGGGCTTCGGGCCTTCGGGCCACTTGCGGGTGGGGGCCTAATTGGCCTTATTTCGGGCATATCACACGGGCCTCCTGGGACTCGCATGTCTAATGTCTTATAGTAAGGCGCGACACATACAGAACCAACCGGCGCGGGAGACAGCCAGAAACAAGCCTAATAACTAATAGTAAGGGCGGATATACCAGATTCCACAGAAACAGGTCATACCCAGCCTACCGCCAGAAATGCGGTCTGTAAGAGGGGAGAGGCTATGTAAAGATATGTAGATATATTCAAATGAATAGATATGTAGATATATTCAAATGAATAGATGTATAGATACTACTCAAATGAATATATTCTAATGTATGGATATACTTAGATAGATTATACTTATAGAGGTCTATTGATGATTTAGATTTTTTCTTTCAGACCCGCACATCTCAAATGAGATATTATCTTTTTCCCCGCTTCAGCCCCCGGTCTCGCATATCTCATATCTGATAGTAAGGCGAACTTGCCACTTGCGAGTGGTCGCAAGGGCATAAATATGTCGCCCCCCCAATATACGGTAAATGGGCGTCCCCCACCGGGAAGCCTAAAGGAGGTAAGAAGAGAAATGGAAAAACGAGATGTAAGACAGATTGGCCTACAAGAAGGCCTAAAAGGAAAAAGGCTATGGCGGTTTGAGAGATTTATGGCTCTCCGCCTGCCAGACGAGATAGACCCGATATATACAGCCGAGTGGGCCAGTAGATTTTTGGCCCATACAGAGTATCTGATGGGAGACAAGGAGTCTCATCTGGCTCTACGCCAGATATCTATGGAAGAAGAGAAACTTGAGGCAGAAGGGGCTTTTGAGGCCCCCGAGCTTCTTGAGGAGGGGGTCTAAATGGGCAATGAGCTAGCTCTGCCGACCCTTAGCGCAAGGCTAATGGGTCAAAAAGAGGTGAGGGCTTTAGTAACGCCCCTCTTGGCAGAAGGAGCTATGAGGTGTGAGCTCATTGTCTATCGGGGGGAAGGAGACCAATTACTGGGAATTCTGCTTGAGCCGTTTGATGAAACGAGCCTAACAGAGACAAAGAGAATAAAAGTCTCACATCTAGGAGACATAACGGAGATGTTCCAGACAGATGTGTGATAAGTGCGACCATTACTGGGGGGATAAGAGACCATTAGCGGCCAGCCTTTTTCCTAATGAGGATACAGTAAAGGTAGTGATAGCCATGGACCTACCTAGGCATACAGTAGAACACATGAAGAAGATAAGCCAGGATACAGAGGGCAAGGTCTCTATTAAGGAAGCCTTTGAAGCGTCTGTAGTAATGGGTCTCGTTGAACTAAGAGGCTTTTTAGTGCTTGTAGGTGCGCTGAAATGAAAATAGATATAATATATGGTGAGGCATATCCGATATATTCGTTTATGCCTCTTAAAGGTAATCTTCCCTATGGGGAGGGTGTGGAGGTATCTAGGGCAACTCTAAAAAGGCTAAAACGCCTCCAAAAGGCTCAAGAAGATTATCAGAAACTTCTAGCGAAACTGTTAGGGGATACTATATAATAGGGGCCATAGACACAATGAGACATAAACCTATCGACAGACATATTTCTTTGTATTATATTACTAGTAAGACGGCCTATAGTAAGGCGGATACCTCAAAAAATCCCCTTTTTGCGACAATAATAAGGGCGAAAAAAAACCCGAATTCCCAGTTTGTTAGGCATCATCCAATTGACCTAACATCTGGGGCCTGGAGAGAAAACACCTCCTCGGTGAGCGACTTACCTCGTATGTCTCTCCAGGTTCATAGTCATTCCCCTCTCTTAGACGAACTGAGCTTGCTCTATGTGGTCTAGGAGCGGGGATAGACACCTAAACGGAGGAAAAACAGAAATGGCAGAAACAGCAGTACCAACACTGCACCTAAAGAGTGGAAGGAAGGACGGCTCGTGGGCTAACGAGACTGTCCAGCGGAAGAACCCTATAACTGGGTCTGAGGAAGCCTATGTGAATATCGTAGGCAAAATACCTCAGAAGGCTAGGGAAGCAATAAGAGCATCAGGTATGCCTGACGCTTTTGTGCTTGATGTAGCCCTCCAGATGGGTCTCCCAAAGGCTCTGGAGGCAATTAGAAAGGCGAAAGGAGGCAACTAAATAGTTGTCTCATGGCGAGGCTGGAGGGGCCTAGGCAGGTTTCTCCAGCTAGCCATAAATAAAGGGGGATAAAAAGAGATATGGAGAACGACTATCAAGAATTCCTAGATGGAGAACCTAGATTTCCTCCCGCAGGCCAAAGGTCTCGGCTTGAGGAACTACTCTATAATGAGTATCTAGCTGAAATTGAGAATCGAGATGAGAATGAGGAAAGACAGGTAAGTGTCTTAGCCCTAGCAGACGCAGAAATAATCACTGAGGAGGAATAA